TTCTCCTGCACCTGATATAACCACATTAGCAGCTACTGCACCAGGAACTCCTTTACCAACAGTTGTTACAGTTCGCGCTCCTTGAGCATAGTTAATTCCTGCTCTAGCACCGGTGTCAACAACCATCACAGCACCAGAAGACTGTTCCGAAGTCAGACCCATCTGACCACCAATATATTGCCCTGCCACTTGGCCAGCAAGACTTCCGCCAAAATTACGAACCCCGGCAGTGTCACCTGCTATATCCATTCCAGGTCTAGGTATACTTAAATTAGGACGACGAAAACCAAACCTTCCTTTAGCTTTAGGCTTTGTTGGCTTTGTTGTTGATGGACCAACATCATCAGCTATATCGATTCTTTGCTTTGTTGTTACTCCTTGCTGTCTATTTTTAGCATCTAATGCATCATTATCCATATAGCCAATCAATTGTCCGTTGTGCATAACCGGAGTTTGATCATCATAAATATCAATAAAATCAATAGTCGTACCACCAGCAGCGTAAATTACTCCACCCCTACTATAAGATTTACTTGAACCAGCACTACTATTAATTGCTTTTAACAAACCCATATTTTGTTTAGTAGCCTTAGCGTTAACAACAAATTCACCAGGCGTTAACATTGCGGGTACAGTATCAGTTCCTCTTGGTTGATAATTTACATAGGTTCCATCGCTCGCATAAACAGGACCACCACTAGCTAAAGGTCTAGCATTTGTAGTAGCTCCTGGTCTGCTAATACCTAACCCAGTACCTCTTAATTGTGCGGTATTGAAATTAAGCTTCACATCTTTTAAAGCTTTCAGGAAATGATTACTAGTAGCTTGTAATACTTCTTTTTGTTTCTCTAAGATACCTGATTGTACCTGTTGACTAGCACCGATTAATTCTTTTTGTTGTTGTTGTAGCATTCCTTTTAATGCTTGTATCTCTTGACTTTCACCAGGATCTTGCCTTAGATTTTCAATAATTGTTCTAAAGATAGGACTATTTTCTACACCCATACCTTGAGCCTTAGCAAATCCTTCTAAAAGATCTGCTCTGATATTATTAATTTCTGCTCCTTCTAAACCACTCATCTGACTTAATTGATTAAATAATCCTAATGCTGATTTTGTTTGACCAGCAAATGCCTGTTGTGCTGCAGCGTATGCTTCTTGTTGTGTAGAACCATTTTTAAGTGCTTCAAAATAAGCACGTTGAGCAGATTGAGATTGATTTATGGTGGTAATTTGACCACTAAGAGTACTATCTAGTAGTCTAAATGAATTACTTAATTCTGCTAATTCTTGAGGAGTACTTCCTACTAGCTGCTCTCCAAACTGTGCTCCTGCGGATTGTATGGCTTGTTGCTCTTGAGCTATTCTTCCAATTTCAGCTATAATATCATTTATATTACCTTCAATACTTTTAGGTAGGTTTGCAATAGCGGCTTCTGTAGCCTTGAGTGAACTTTCAGTCTCTCCTAATTTTTTAGTTAACGAAAGAAAAGCTTTAGAAGATCTTGCACTAGCATTGTCAGCATTATTGCCAAGTCTATTTAAAGAGGCATTTATATTCTTGACTTGTAATTTGAGATTATCTCTACGTCTACCAAGATCAGTTGGATTGAGATTAGCTGTTTGTACACCTGCCTTTGTAGCATCTGTTTGTCTTCGGGCATCAATTCTATCACGTACACTGATTCTTTCGCCCAGTGCTTGTTTAAGTGCAATATTACTTTGTAAAATAGTATTTTGGTATGATGCTTGACTATCTCTTAATGACTGTTGTAGTTTACCATATTCATTAGCTCCATTAGCAGCAAACTGTAAAGCATCTTGTAAAAACTTTGCTGCTTTAGCTGCAGATTCTAATGCTTGATTACCAATATTAAATTCTGGAATTTGTTCCTCTAATAATTTTTGAATATCAACGCCATCTCCACCCTTAGCAATTGCTTCCATCAAATTTTTACGAATTTGTTCTGTAAGATTAGTCTGACCAAACTGAGCTTCTAACTGTTTAGTAACAGCGTCAACAGTATTCTCAGCAATCTTTTGTGGAGACTCTCCAGCTTGTTGACCTCTTGCAGCCTGACCAGCAATAATATCATTAACATCCAGACTAAATCTAGACATCTGTTCCATAAATGCACTATCTTGTCCAGCGAATTGTGAGCCTTGTCGAATAGCAGCATTCTGTTCTGCTCTACTAAAATTACTAGGATTAGCTAACACATCAACAGATTTTAGAGTTGCTGTAAATCCTGTAGCTCCACTTACAATTTTTTGAATTGCTGTACTAGCTTGTGCTAAATCATTAGAAGCGCCATCAACAGCACTATTTAAATTATTAAATGTTCTAGTGATACTAGCTGATTGAACTCTAAGAGCTGCTGATAATTTTTTAGATTCTCTTTCTTTTTCTATTTCAGCTGATGTAGCTTTATCTGTGGCTCTTTCCTCAGACACCATTTTTTGTTTAAGTTTATTAATTTGTTTAGTCTTCAAAGCTTCTGCTTTGTTACTACCATTAATCTTAGCTACTTGTTCTTGGAAAGCCGGACTAGCCTCAACAATTCCCTCGTATAGTGCATCTAAGCTACCTCCACCAGCAGCCAATGCAGCACTGGTTTCATCTAGTGTTTTACCCAAAGATAAATACTTATCAATTATAGCTCTAGCTGCTGATCCGCCAGCTTCATTATCAGCAATCGCCTGACCTGAAATATCAGCTTCTGTTCTTTGATCTCCACCGAAACGTCCACCACTAACAAAACTTAGAGCACTACTGATCATTCCAGGTTGAGCAGCTCGTTCATTAGCTGATGCTTTTTCTGTTTCTGCTTGTTGAATCTTGTTGAAGTTGGCTATAAGAGCTTGTTGTGCTGAAGCGTCTTTTGTGTTTTTACTAAATCTCTCCATTGCAGTTTCGCTTGCTTTAACTGCTTTATCTATTTTAACACCAGCCATTTCTGCTTCTTTTTGAGCAACGGCACTAGTGTATCCATCAACAGCCATAACCAAACCAGCTATAGCCCCAGCTGCTGCACCAATAGGACCAAGTTGAGAACCAATAGCTACGGCTGTACTAAAACCAGTAGCAGCACCAGCTATACCGGCACCTGTTGTTCCACCAACAGCATTGCCTACTTGATCAGCTAACATAGGTCCAGCAAAAGCTAATGCTGTTCCAAACTTCTGCATCCCTTGCATGAACTTACCTTCACCAATTTTGTCGATACGCGCCTTTGCGTTTTGAAACGCAGTAGCTATTGATCCCATAGCTTTACGAAATGTGGGCATACTTGTATCTAGGGTCATACTAAATTTTCGAGTAGATGCATTAAGTTGTTTTGTTGTATTAATACCTTGTTGTATTGCAGCAGCCATAGCCTTAGTGGTGCTACCTGTTTTAATAAGAGTGCCTTTATATGCAGTTAATGCTTTTCCTGCAGCCTCAGGTCGGAACTGAGCTTTAAGTTTTTGAGCAGCAGCATCTGATTCTCTGGCAAGAAACGCCATATCATCACCACTACGACTTAAGCCTCCAGCGGCAACTCTCTGTTGTACAACATCAGCGGAAGTTCTAGTGTCAGCAGCACCTTGATTTGCTCCAACTCCAGTTTCTCTTGCTTTTATTCTGTCTTGTCTACTAGGATCTCTTTGTGCTCCCCCCATACCTTTGACACCCTTTTGTCCGCCAGCAATAGCATCAATTTCATCATCAATTTCAGTGACACCTTTATTGATTTGTCTTGATAAAGTCTTGAATGCGTTTCCTACCTCTTCTGCTGGCCAACCATCAGTCAATTTCGCCAATCTTTCAAAAGCCGCTATATTTTTCTTAGCAGCTTGCTGTAACATCGCTGCATCTTTACGATTCAATCCACCACCAGATATTACATCATCAACTAATCCACCATTAGCAAATGTTTGCACACCATCAACAAACCCGCCCTTGTTATATCCTCGAATTCTTTGACCTTTATTCAAAGCATGTAATTTAGAAGGACCTAAGCGTGCTGCACTCTTTTTATTTATTACAAACTCACCGGGTGTTAATAAAGCAGGAACAGTGTCGGACGCAGCAATACTGCCTCCTCTAGCAGCTTTTTGAATTTTAACATCCTTATCTAATACTCCCTTTTTTAGAATCGCTGACTCAGGTAACAAAGTTCTTTTAGCATCTATGAAATTAGGAATTGCACCTTCTGTTACAAACTTTTTTAAGTTTTTATTTGCTGTACCCTTAAAATCAAAGATTTCTTTTCCACCTTTCGCTTCACCTAAAACACTAGAAGCAAAAGACTCTAATCCATAGCCCTCTATAGCTCTTATTGCTGCTGGATCTCCCGCAAGTTTGGTTTTAGCCGGTTTCATTCCAGCCTTCTTTAAAGATTGTCCTATACCTTTATCCATTTCTTTTAAACTTGCCTTCAACCAGCTTTCACCGAATGCTTCACCTGCTTCTGGACCAAGCAACATATTATTTACAGTACCCTTTACTGGATATTTTCTATTTGCACTCCTTGGCGCTTTTTTAATCATTTGCTTAGCAGTTCTATTACCACTATCAGCAATAGCTTGTAGTTCTACTCCGGTAGTTGCCTCTTTAGGGCCAACAGCACCTTTACCTGAGAATGCTGCCAACTGACCTACTGTGGCACTTAGCTTAAATGGAGCAGATTGTAATCTTTTGTTTTTTCTCGTTTTCTTCTCTTGCTCTACCTTGCCTGCTGCGGCGCTTTTGTTTTTTTGATTAAATCTGTTTTCATTCATAGCAGCAAGAGTACCTGCTCCTAATTTGTTAACACTACTTTTGCGTATAACAAACTCTCCCGGAGTAAGCATAGCAGGAACAGTATCACGATTACCAACTCCTGGAACCACACCTCCTCTTGCGTAGCCTCGAACATAGCCTCCAGAATTCAGAGTATTACCGCTACCACGCTTTATGCCTCCTAAAAATCCTCCACCAAATTGTGTTAATGCTTTAAAACCTTTAATAGCAAAAATAGCAGTTAAAGCAGGAAGTGCGCTTTTAGCTGCATCAGCAACAGATATCAATGCACTACTAATATCTAATGCTGCTCTTGTCAGATCTCTAAATCCTGTAGAACCAGCAATACTTCTAATTAAAGCAGTAAATTGTTCCTGTACTTTTTGAATTTGATTAGCAAGACTTTGCTGTGCTACAGCCGAATCCCTAGCTAATGATGAGCTACCTTGTTGTGCGACATTCAATGCTCTTTGTGCTGTACTGAACTGTTGAATAAGCGGAATTACTTTACCAATTTGACGGAATCCACCCAATTCTTCTACAATTCTACCGAATCTTAAATCTCTAGGATCTAATTGTCTCAACCCCTGACTTAACAATTGTATTGCTTTATAAGGACCAACAAATTTACCTTCTAAATCAGTTAATGTAATTCCAAAAGCTTTTAAAGAATCAATTGTATCAGTTCTTTGTATTCTAGTAAAAATAGTTCGTAAACCAGTAGCAATAGTTTCTGCACTTTCACGAGTCGTAGCACGAACACTTGTAAAGACAGCAATAAATTGATTAAGAGCGTCTGTACCTTCAGCAACGCCTTTACTTGCAGATGCAAACACACCACCAGCACGAGAAATAGCTGTAATAATATCACCAGCTTCAACAGCAAACCGACCAGCAACAGCATTAATACTACCTAATGCACCCTCAAGCTGATTAGCTCCTATACCAAACTGTTTCATTAAAGCAATACTACCCTCTACAGTTCTATTCAAATCATCGAATGTTGGAGCCAAAGCACTACGAGCCAAAGCCTGTAGAGCTTTAGAAGTATCACTAGCACTAAGACCAGCCTGTGCTAAAGTTCTAGATATACCGATTAAGTCTTTAGAAGCAACACCTAGTCCAGTGGACAGTCTTGTAATATTTTGAGTTAAGAAATCTAAACTACCTACAGAGGTTTTACTAACCTGTGCTACTTTAATAAGTTCTTTTTCAAAATCTAAAAAATCTTTTGTTGCTGAAGTAACGGCATTAGAAACTTTATATATCACACCTGTAACAGTTGCAAAGGCAGCAAATCTACGTACAGCTAAAGCTGATTGTCTACCAAACTCTTCAAATTCAGAAGTTAAAACATTAGTAGCTTTCGCAGCTTGCTGGTTACTTTTAGCAATTTGAGATGCGCTTTGTGCAACCTGAGATATTTTTTGCGGGGTAGATTGTAAACTTGAGGATAGTTTTTGAGCAGAAGATGCTAAGTTTGATAATGATCTACTGGTAGAAGCTGCTAGGGTTTGGGTTTGTCTAAGTGTTTTATTAAATGTAGTGAAAGATTTGTTAACTGTACTAATTTGTTTGGCTGTCTTTTGATTAATTTGTACATTAACATTGGTATTGATACTACCTAATTGTTTGCGTATGTTACCAACAACCTGTCTAATGTTAGACGGTCCTCTTAGATTAATTTCCGCTGTAAGGTTAAATCCTTTAGCCATAATTTACCCTTAAAAAAATAACGCCACGCTAGTAGACAGCACGGCGCTATTTAAAGAAATGAAAACCACCCCGAAAAGAAAATTAATCTGATTCAGCTTTTTTTGCATCCTCGTCATCTGTTTTTGGTGCTTCATCTTCTTTTTTCTCTTCTTCAAGTATTACTGGATTGCCATCATCATCTAAAAATGGTTGACTATCAACAACATAATCCCCATCTTCATCAACTCTATTACCGTCTTTATCAACAAAATTACCTTCTTTATCAATAAATCTACCACTTTCATCAACCAAGCGTCCGTCCGAATCAACAGTATGGCCTTCTTTGTTAATAAACCTTAAGTCTTCATTAACAAATTTATACTTTTTCAAGAACTTATTTTCTGGTAAGTTCTTTTCAAAGTTATTATCTAAACCATAAATCATAGTTGCCAATTTGCTAGCACCAGCCAAAGCGACAGGATCATCATTCCTATCCATATAGTCTGCTAAGTCCTTAAAATAAGGCTTATCATTTTCTTTATACACCACACAAGCACTAACTAAATAATTAAATCTAGCATTATCGGCTTGTCCTTCAGCACTATGGTTATCCAAACTAGTTCTCACACTAATCAAATCTCTAATCTCTAATCTAACATCCCGCATTTTTAGGGCAAGCTTTTTAGCGTCTGTTAAAGAAAAACCACCCTTTGCAAGTCTTTTCTCTCCATCATTGAGTTCTTGTTGCAAATTATCATATTTGGCTTGTTTCTCTTTATTCCACAATCCCTGATCCTCAAGAACATCATCCATTTTGGCTCTCACAACACTATTACTTTTGATAGCATCAGTAAACGCTGTGTTGTACGCCTTTTGTGCTTCTCTTTGATCCGCTAACGAAGGAGATCTGGCTGTAAAAGTCTTTTCTTCTCCGTCTATTTCCACCTTAAAATCCTCAGTTTTCATATTAGTCCCTTTCTTAAGTATCTTTAGGTTTACCTAAATTATAGTAATATCTAGTGTTAAAATCGTTAGTTTTTGCAAAGTCCTCCTTAATATTCCTAATTTGATTGTTTCCCTGATTTAAAATTTGATTTCGGGTATAATCCCAAAGCTCTGCAAATTCTTCTTCTCTTTCAGTTAAAGGACCATCTTTGAAGTGACCCCATAAATGTCCGAAATTTTTTTCTACTTTGTCTAAAGCGCCTATCATAGTAGTTTTAATACGCTTCTCCATTTGATATCTTAGCTTGTCTTTATTTGGCATGATGATTCCTATTTAATTCTCTTAGTTTTTGTTGAATTTCTCCTCTAACATCCTCTAATTGACTATCTTGAATTGTCCCATGCTGTTTTACAGCTTCATTTCTATGTCGAATTTTTTGTAATCCTATCTTAGAATTTAAATCCAAAATGTCTCTGGCTTGTTCTTTATCATCTCCAGCCATTAAGAAGACTTCACTGCTATTCCTAATTTTATCACTCATCATACTATCTACACCTTTTTCTTTCTTTTGCTTCTTAATTTCTTCTTGATTGTGTATCATCCAACCATCCAAAGCATCATCATCTGCAATAATTTCCGCATCGGGAGATTCTGGGTGTTCATAAATTCTATCATACATATTACTTATATTTATTAAAGATTTTTGTTCCTCTGAATATTCTATAGCAGAGTATGGGAATAGGTTGTCTTTATTATTCGTATAATAATTTCTCCAATATTCACTTCTAGCAATTCTTTTAAAATCTATTATATCTAGAACATTTTTAGAAATAACATCAATAATATTACTAAATTTTACATAAGGAACTTTCTCTTGTGTAGAAAAAACAGGGGTTTGGGTGTTATTATAAAATAATGTATGTTTAATAATATATTCGTGTCTAGCTGCTTTGGCTAAGTTCTCTAATACTAAAAAATCGAAAGAGTGAACTTGCATATGTAATTTAGCTAACTGTTTTTTTAGGTTCTCAATTTGTTTTCTGTTTCTTTTACGTTTTTTAATATCTATATATTCTTTATATAAAGACACTTTAGCTTTATCTAATCTTTTTTCTGTGTCTTGTACGATTTGCTGATGATTTGGTAAAATAATTTTAGCATTAATAAGATACTGTAAAAGATCTTCTTCTAATATAAAATCATTATACAAGTTAGACTCGTATATATCTTGATAGATCATATCCGCGTCTACTTGTAAATTTATAGAAGGACTACAAAGACAAAGCAGGTCGTTGCCATAAGACAGGACCTGCTTTTTGCTTAATATTCTATGAACTAATTGTTCTATATTTTTTGTTTCCACTATTCAATATAATCCATCCTTTATTTCCTATAATACCATCATCCATCTTCTAACGGTTAGCTTATGCTGCACCGAAATCAGTATCACTAACAACTGCGGTATACTCGTAACCAGCAGTATTAACACTACTACCAGCTCCATCATCATTAGCAGGGAAGTGGGTGAAGTGACTATAGGTTAGGTAACTGTAAGTAGCAGTTGCGTTTCCACCACCGGTGTCTCCACCTTCGTAGCTTACGCTCTGTAGCTTACATTTCTTACCAAGGTCAAAACTACTACCGTCACAAAGCTGTACTTTAATCTGCTTATCGATCAAAGCCTTTGGATTAGCACAAGCTTCTTCACTTTCAACAGCACCAACCATGTCACCAGTTGCTGCAATAGTTTCGATATCACAGGTAACTTCAACAGGGAAGTTGACAAAACGAGTATAAGGTAATCTAGCACCTAAGGAGTAAATTTCTTCACGACCAAGGTCCATACTCATACTAACACTTTGAATTTTACTTTGACTTGGAATACCACCACTAGCAGTAACAACTGTGGAAGCATCAGCACCACCAGCAGTACCACTATTAGGGAATTTAGATCTACCTAAATCCAACATCTGTCTACGAACGATACCAGCACCACTATTAGGATTATCAGCTGCAGGACGCATACCAGCACCAATATCTGTAGCACTAGGCTGCGATGAGGTTAAATTTAACCAACTCTTGTTATTACCCACAATTGTAACATCTTCAGTAAAATTACCGTCTGAAGGGAAATTATACGTTACACTACTAAGGTATGCAGGTTGGATTTCACAAGCTGCAATAGCTGGACCACTAGCGTCAGTAGCAGTATCATCATGAATTGTTAATCTGACACTACAACGATTTTCAGCAACTGCTGAGATGTCTCCAGTACCCATAGCCATACTATAAATAGTAGGCATACCATCAAGTACCTTGTTAAGACTAACTTCAACATCAGGAATGTCTTCAAAATTTTCATAAAGATCCAATTGACCTAACTGATAGATAGGCTCTAGATTAAAATTTGTATTAATACCTACGCTCTGTAAGCCTTGAATCGTAGTAAAATCTGTGTTTGCTGGCGCATTGGAACCAGACGGTCCAGCAAGCTGAACTGACTGACAAGCGTAGAAAACTCTATTATTATTAGCCATAGTGGATCTCCGAAAGATGTTTTTGTGGGAATTTTAAATATTTACCTTATATGATGGTTTCAGACGTTATTCTAATTGTACACCAATGCAAATTTTTATTTAGACTTTCCATATCCAAAATAGCCAAATTTTTGATATAAGTCTTATTCCAAAAGTATTTATCAACTAAATCGTAATACATTAATCCCGTAGGATTTTTAGCTCCTCTGTAATCTATAGGGCTAACGCCACTATTGACAACTTTTTGTATATCATACAAGTCTATGTTCATTTCTTTTTGTAGTCTAATTATATCCGTAATTCTATTTTTATCTGCTGCATTTTCAGTAAAAACATGCAGTAAAATGTCCTGTCCAACATTATGTGTAAGACTACCTATTTGCCAGGGTTCCGCATAACTTCGAGCAATAGGCTCTATGATAATGCAGGGCATCTGAACTCTATGATTTGCAGATAAATTATACTCACCTTTATTTGTTTGATTAATTTGTGGACTAGGCTGATAAGTTAATTCTTGTAATTCTTTCCAGTATGGATTAGTACTACTTTTATAAACTTGACACCATCTGTAAGAATAATCAAGCTGTACCTTGCTACTTTTAGATATAGCCTTATCAAAAACTACCTGTCCCAGTGGGTAATTAATATAATAACCCGTATTAGCAACTCCTGTAGGGCCTGGAACATGGGTTCCATTGACACTTACTCCAGAGATACTATTAGGCGTATTATTGTCATTTACTCCATCAAAATAATAAAAACCACTCTCCCAAACCCAATCTTTTTTAGGAGATTGCCAAACTTGTCCTACTTTATATCCGGGAGTATCTGTGGTTTTAAGTTCGTGAAATGTACCACCGTATAGACCACTAGAGGGTATATTGACATTAACAAACCCACCGATATTAAGAAAGCCCCAATCTAAGAAAGCTTTCATATTTTCTTCTAATTCGTTAATTAGTGTGTTTTCTGTTAATCTGGCAACTTTATTAAAAACAGAATATTGCGGTAGGCTACTCATAGACTTCTCTCCAATTCAGACTGCATCATTGTTTCTATTTTAGAATCTAACTGACTAATAGCTCTATACACCCAATTATTGTCAGCAACACCAACATACTTAGCTGGCATACGCCAATTTTTGGGCGATTTAATCATAACAGCATTTCCTGTTCTAGATCTCTTACTTGGTCCTATTTTTATGGTATAATCTCTAACTAAAATATCTCCACCTCCTAATAATAACCAGTATAGCCACGGTATCGCAGAACCCGTTTTTTTATCTATTATAGTAGCTTGATCCATACCTAATACATCAGAATAGTCTTGTTTAATCATACCTATAGATATACCACCATTTAATGCAGAACCGGTTGGTACTACTCTTTTAACTGTAACTTCTACATTATTGACCCACGCATCAACTATGGCATTAACTCGCGCTGCAGGATTAGGAATACCTAGCTCATCTTTTAACTGACCTCTTAAAAGAGATTGATATTCTCCTTCACTTTGAATAGCTTCTTTGACAATTGATTGTAGTTGTTTTTTTATTCTTTCTGATGCTTTAGTAAATCCACGATTGATTTCTACAGCTAAAGATTGTAGAATTTTTTGTTGTATATCTGTATTTGAATTTAAAAGCTTTAAGCTTATATTCATGATTTTTGCCACATAGTAATAATATAATCATTAGAACCTAAACCTACTGGATTAGGCTCACCCGCTCTAGAATATCTGTAATTACCATAAGTTGAAATATTATTATCAATAATCATATTTTTACAATTTTTAAGTTTAGGTAGTAATGTAATAGAGCATATGCTTTGTACCATACCATCAGATATATTGATGGAATCTGAACCCCAATTCATCCAATATTTACTATCAAAAATAATAGCTAGATTGACAATTTCATCTTTAGAACTATCAATAAAACCAAATCCATTACATACTGGACATATTGTTTCGTGAGCAAAATAAACATGGGGATTAGGCTTAGGTTTATTGGCTGATCTTTGTGTTATAGGATCAAACTCACAATTATAACATAAATCTCTTTTTATAGATTCAAATTCTAGAGTACATGGTACAGTTAGGGCGTTGGCTGCCAATAGCGTATCTATAGAATCTTTAAATAGTTTTTTAAATTCAGGAGTAATTACTTTATCAAACATTTTATACCTCTATTTTATTATTAATAACCGCCACCATAACCACCACCTCCACCACCTCCACCTCCATCAGCAGATTGGTAAATGGTAATAGTTTGAGTGTCGGTCACAGTAGATGATGCGGAAACGGAAGAAGCTTGTACTGTTACGATTACAGTCTGATCAGTGTCGGTATCTAAGTCTGTTGTTGTAAGTGTTGTAGTAGAACCGCTTGAACTTGATAATGCTGTGCCAGCTACAGAATTTATACTCCAAGCATAAACTACATCACTAGCAGTACCAACATAACTAGCACTTAATGCAACATTCGATCCACCATTTACAGTAGTATTAGAGCTTATAGTAACTGATGTAAGTGTTGGTGTGCTAGAATCAGAGCTTTGTACAACAGTAATGGTCTTTGTTGTACTTACGCTAGTTCCAGCAGAAGCAGACGTTCCTGTTAAAGTTACGGTAACGGTTTGATCTGTATCTGTATCTAAATCAGTAGTATTAAGAGTTGTAGATGATCCTGTAGCACTGGAAAGCGTTACACCTGTAGCAGAGCTAACGCTCCATGAATATGTGACATCTGTAGCGGTACCTGCTTTAGAGGCCGTAAGGGTTAAACCAGAACCGCCTGTGACCGTAGATAAAGATAAAATATTTACATGAGTTAATGTAGGAGTTGGAGAGGTGCAAGAATTATCGTATATTAAGTTATCTTGACCTCCCATATAGCCATGATAGTAACATTCATAAGAGGTAGTACTAAAGTCTCCACTAAAGATACCTGTCACACTACCATAATAGAAAGTATAAGTATTACCATCTAAAGCCGCCTTGCTACCAACGGATGTAGTACCTGAGTATGCTATAGGTTTACTATTATTGTGGAAAGCTATAGGATGATTAGATGGGACGTTGTTCAATACATAAGTTCCTGTATTAGCCTTAAATCTGTAAGAACTACTAGAATTACCATCAAAGACATATTTGTTACCATCTCCTGTATTGGCTACAGTAACATCTATACTTCCATCTAAACATACGTCTGTTTTAGCAGGAGTAAGGGAATCGCAATCGTAGTTACCATGATAATGTTGCGACAATCCGTTAGGCATCCAATATACTACACTTAATACTGTGTGCTGGTGTGATGTTCCGTTGCCGTTTGGATCCCTATTAGAATCATATTCTGATGAATACAATGGATAATATCCATTAACGCAAACAGGCGATTCTGAATGATCGAGAAGGAATGATGTAGTTGCAGTCAATGTGTTGAAAGCACTATCAGATTTCACAGTTAAAGATATGTTGACATTCTCATCATTTCTTTGGGCTATGTTAGTAGTCCCTATAGGATAGAATGTGCCAGTATTTGTTCCTGATCCAGAAGCATACGGGCTACCTATAATACTCCAAGTATATTCAAGATCAGTAGCTGTACCTACTGTGGTGCTACCCAATATCAAACCAGAGCCAGCTAGTAGCGAAGAAACACCTGAGGTTATATTCAAACTAGTAAATGTAGTACCCTCTAATATATTGATTGTATATGCTTTTTCAAAGAATCTATTTGTTTGATCTGTAGTTCTCAACCTAATATTGTGTGTAGGTTTAATGCCGTGACTAAGGATAGAATTAGTACGTAATTCGTTATTGACAATAGTAAAGTTGCTGTTGTCTGTATCATTTGTTCCTGTGACCAAACTGTATGTAAATGTGTCATTGTTGTTAGAGTCGGTTGTACTTAATGTACCAAGAATAGTTCCAACTGGAGCCTTTTCACTAATCGAAGTTGTGGATAGCGTAAGATCTGTTGGTGCAGTAGGATGAACAAATGGGACTCCATTAGGCATGTAGTATAATTGAGCGTTAATAGTATGTGTATGATACGTGCCATCTCCACCATTTAATAAACCGTAAGTACTAGCTGAATTAGCATCTAAGAAGACAGGGAAGTATCCATCAACAGTTAATGGTACTAACGATGGTGTTATATCTTGACTGACCTTTTGTTGCTTAGAAAATGGACCCATGATATATGGATATTCAGGAACAACTAAACCACTACTAGTAAAAGTTAAATAGTACGCATAGGTACCTTTCGGATATTCAGGTGTAACAGAATATCTACCATTGTATTGGTCTAATAAACCAGAGCCTTCAGCGTATTCGTAATCTTGAATAAATGCACCTGCAGTTAAATTATATGCAACATCATTAACAGAAATAGCATTTGTATACTTCCAATCTGCGGGTCTGTGTTCATCAGTAGGTTTGGTAATATATGAACTAGTCATTAAAGTACATGGCGATGAAGTATTTTCAGAATTTTCGTATCCAAAAGGACCATATATAGGATATCCATCAAAACTAAAACCTATAATTTTAGAATGACCATTTGAATGTCTAAAGTAATCTCCATTAAAGTTACTACCGCTGTAATAAGGATTACTATTATAGACCTTGCTATCATCCCAACATCTTGTTAGAAACTTACCATTATAGTACGCATATTTACTATCTTGATTTACATAACCTCCACAATCATCCATTTTGAAAAATGAACTGAAATGAGTCCTATTATATGTAAAGCCTGAAGGTGCAGCATAAACTCCTACTGCCTCCCCTGAAGCTCCGGGATTAGAAAATAATACTCCATTATTAAAGACGCCATTAAAACCTGTGTTAGCTGCTTCTGGAGATGATGTATTTGTAGCTCCTCTATATTGTAATTTAAAATTATATTCTTGATCTGCTATGGTATAATCATTAAAAAATGCACCTCTAGATGTAGAGCCATCATTAATTAAAGAAGAACCAGCTTTGGCTGGATAAGGATCTCCATCACTAGTAATAATTAAATTAGTTCCAGAAAAATATATGCTAGTTGTACTATCATATGCTCCATCTATATTAGATATTTCTAGTCCGTCAGCAGTAAACCACACTTCATCAGGTAGAGCTATTCTTTTCCAGCTATTAAAATCAACGCATAAATACACATAGTTTTCATCATAATAAACATCTCCAGCCCTGCCTCGTGTAGATGGACTATGTAAAGTTCCTGTAGTAAAAGGAGAAAATACTTTATCTAAACTAAATGTAAGAGATTTAAAACTATTGTTATATTCAAGTGTTATACCTCCAGTGCCAATAATATTTATTTTTTCATTATTACTTAGATTACAACTAACTTGAGGTGTATCAGCATTAACAGGTGAATTACCAATGATCAGATTAACTGCTGATGGAGCAGGAAAATCTATAGAATCATTATCTACTTTCACATAACCTAAATTATTCCACCTTGTGGTATTATCACCTATTTTTAATAATCTAGTATCTGTTTCATAGGCAGCTTCTCCTATAGCTAAAATAGGATTAATTCCTGTCCAATTAGCAGCAGTATCTCTTCTAATCCTAATACGTGTATAGTTAGCATGATTGAAGTCTAGAGGAGTAACAAATATTGGCTTTTCTGGAATGACTATATTACTATCATCAGAAAATGGTCCAGTTCCCGCTCCATTGGTTGCTGCCACCCTAAAATAATATTGGTTATCATTTACCAAATTATTAACAATAGTGCTAGTACCAGTAATCGCTGTGCTAAATTGCGTCCATCCAGTATTAGCAGTATTGTCGTAGTATTCTACTGTGTACTTAGTAACGTCGTGTCCACCATTATCTATTGGTGGTTGCCATGTTAATGTAGCGTAGGCATCTGCACCACTAGCTACAGGCAATAATGGCTTAGACGGAGGAACAGCATAATATGATATTACTGCTGAATCAAAAGACATCGCCCTAAGTGTTTGTGTCCTTGTTGGTGCTTTAAATACTAAATAGAAATAATCGTTTGAACTATAGACTTCAGAAAAAACTAAACCACTAACCGGCTCTGTTAAATCTAATTGTGTTCTAAAGTCTGGGTCACCTAAGAAATTTTTTGAAGTAGTACCTCCAAAATCATATACTGGAGTCTCAAAGAATTGTGTTTCTATAAAATGTCCCTGACTAAAAGAAGGTACAAAATTAAAATTAGTACCAACTATGCCGCTAACATCTTGATTATAGCCAGAAATATTTTCAAATGAAATATTAAGATTAAAAGAACGTAGACTATCCTTAGGAATACCGGGTTGAAATTCTAGTACAGTCGCATAATCTCCAACTGTTTTTTGGGTAATACCATGCTCAATTCCAGTGCCAGCATAATATCCAATCCAAGAAGGTAAAAAAGCACCTCCAGAAAGTGGACTACCTATGTCTGCGATTGGGGTTCCGTCACCAGCCTGCAATTCCGTAACATTGACTTCATAAATGTGAAAAGCATCAACACCATCTACAGGATAGTTTTGAAGAGTTTTAGATAGTATTATACTCATAGTTTTTTAACTCCCAACAAAAATCCGTTAACATCATTTATCAATCCTGTAGTCCACGGTTGATTATCAGGATCATTGTATTGATAAAATTGATGAATCCTACCATATCTAGTTTTCGTTAATGTTTGCACATCTCCTAATTCTATATAGTTATCTACTTCAGCCTTCATTTCTACAGGAGGTGGGAAATTTTCGACATATCTTAAAGAATTTCTATTAAGTCTCCAACCATCAATATAACCATTGCCTTCAATTGCCAAAGGAACTCTTGTATTAGTATTTTGATAAGTACTCAGTCCGTAATTAGCTTTTACAGCAGCATAAGCACCAAAATTTTTGGCTAACTGTAGTGAATCTTCCCAATAAAATAATTCATTATTACCTGTTCTACCACCAGCAGCGGTTGTAGTTTCACCCCAGCTTGTATATTGATAGATATTACTTAGATGATTATTGTCTTTATCACGTATAGTTAAGCCATAATTAGTACCAGATTGTCCATCAAGAAATGCAATCAGACCAGTAGATGTCCTGCTCAATGCTATATGATGCCAGCCTAAATCACCAATACCAGTAGTAGGAAAAGACAGATCTAAAATTCCTGTAAATGAGTTATTTCCAGGACCATCATCTGGTTGAGAACTTGAAGTTTTATAGGTAAGTGCGCCTGTACTAACAATGAGGTCCCACGAATGTTCAAGATAAACGGCAGCGTCTTGAAAATAAGTGAAACTGTCACTTCCGTGTCTATAACTTTTAGAAGCTATGGTGATTGTATCATTTAAACCTGAAAACTGAACCCAAGCTTCAAGAGTAAAATCCAAAGGATTAGGAGAACCAACATTGTCAGAATTACCATAAAATCCTCCGTTGCGAGCATTAAAATCAATATTCTTTGTCATAGAAATATCAAAATTACGTACAAATTCTCCACTATTAATTTTGAAACTACGAAAACCTATTCTAGCTTGTTCAGTAACAAACTCTCCACTTTTTTGGAATTCAAATTTATTGCGAGTCCTATCAAAAAACGGGTCAGTGTTCTCTTCAAAACTTAAAAACGCTACGATACCAGTACTTAAAACATCTGCATTTCCTGTATTCATAACAGGTATATATCTTGTATCTAAAAATTCTTTCTTAGCTTGAGCATAAAATTTGATACCTCCAATAGCATCTTGAATAGTACCTAAAGCATTTGATGCGACTTTGTCAGGAGTTCCATAATTTCTTGTGTATCTCTCATATGGTACAGCTGTAATGGCTCCACTAACAGATGTAGAAATTTTACCAGTATCACCATCTAAATTTTTAAGAGCTAGTCTAGCACTTGAGGTATTGGTTGACCATTCATTAAGACCAGAATTAACATAATCATCCGATAAGTTACCATCGATACCAGGAACAAACGGAACTACTTTAGCATTTTTACCTAGAAAAGTACTAGTAGTACCAACATTATCCGATAATATAACATCATCAATAAGTGTCATACTGCCTTTACCATAATAAATATTATCTAAATTATTACCTATATAATAGGCACTTGCATATTGTGGTTGAATTGTTTTAACATCTTCCCAATCCAAACTTCCATTGTAAGTTCTATTAAAAAATCTAATATTATCATAATTAAATCCACTAATATAAATTTTGTCTTCCCAATTGTCTTTATCTGAGACAGTATCATCTGTTGGTATTTTAAGCAGATCTACGTCTTCTAATTTAATTTGTAAATATGGCACCGCTCCTGTTCCAACAACACCAAATTGTAAATGGCACCATCTACTAATAGGACACAAAACATTTTCTCTATAATAATTAATACCATCAAACTGATAATCCCAATGTTCAGCATCTACAGTTAATATTCTACCGGGCATGTTTCCGCTATTATTAGTAGATCTAGTTCCAAAAACAGATCTTACTCTATAATTATTTAAATCGTTCGTGATATTCATATCAAAATGACCACTAACACCTTGTGTTTGTTCAACTTCAATAGCCATCGTCATTTTTTGATTTTCTAAGGTTTCAAGATGATTACCTGTAACTTTCACAGCATGTAAAATTAATCCTGTAACATTTCCGCTACAGAAAGCCACTATAGGATGTTTACTGTCAAATCGACCATCTTTATCACTAGAAGCATAATTTGTATCTTTAGTTTCAAGACCTAATATGCGAGTAGTCAAAAATGTGCTATCACCAGAAGGTCTATTGAAACCACTGAGTTGAACATATGTAATAGGAGCCAAAGCATTAGTGTCAGAAATATCTAAATTACTTAATGCAAGAAAACCTGGAGGTGCTCCAAATCCAGGATAACCATTTCCACTATGATTATAGCTCGTACCTGATACTAAAGAGGATCTATATATACCAGTAGGTAAAATACCATTGTTAGGAGAATAAAAATTATAATAACCAGGACCAAAACCATTTGTACTACCATCGTCATCATACTCAAAATTAGCATCAGGATAATTAGTTGAATTATGATTATAGCTATATCCACCAAAAGAATACTTAGCATATTCCAGGGGTTGCCCAGGCTGATAACTCCAGTGATTTGGGTCTAAATCTTTAGTAATAGTACAACGGTCAAATCCGTCGAAAAATAATATTGACATTATATCTCCTTAATACCTTTAATATACCCCTTTTATGGAATAAACTCATTTGAAACAGATGCTGATGTAGCACCAACAGAATAGCCTCCACAACCAGCACAATCCGCAGGTTCTGCATATTTTTCTGGAGTAAAGTTTCGAGCATATCTAGCCCTATCTGTAATCATTACATCATCTATTTTACCTTTAAATGCATTATAGACCACGCCTCTTTCAGTATTGAATGTGTCAGAACTATCATAGTCCTTACGTTGTTCTGCTCCAATAACCATATATTGACCTGTTACCATAACGCCATATGCTGCTGTCTTTTTATCTTTTTCTTCTCCATTAACATATAATCTTATCCTGTTATTAAATTTAGATACTGCTATATGACTAAATTCAGTAGTCGATAAGGTCAAGTTTTCTGTTTCAAGTGTAGTGGTCTGAGTGGTGCCTCCACCCTCGAATTCATCATCCGTTCTCCACCCTTTAAATTCAAATTTGATTTTTTGTCCCTGACGATAAAGATTCCAGTTTGCAATGTTTGTTTCTGCGTAATTCTCTTCATCATAATGATAAGGATTAGCTGCCGAAATTAAACTTTGTGTACCATCATTAGCGCTGTTTGGTTTTATCCACATCTCAACAGTGAAGTCTCCAAGCAAAGACCAATTATCTAAAGTAGTATTAAAATTTCTATCTACTTGTAGATGAGAACGAGTACCCGGTGTTGGTAGAGAATGATATACTCCATCAAATGCTAGGCTACCAGCCCCAAACTTTGACTCAGAACTAACAGTAACACCTTCTAAAAATACAATATCCTTTTCTCTACAACTATGGTCTTTAAGAGATGTATAGATATCGGTAGTAGAATTAGGCTGTAAGAAAAATCTTATATCGCAATACGAATGTAGATCAGGACCAATAGGACTTAAAATATTAGTGTAACTATATTCCCCAGTACCCACAGCATTTACTGCAGCGACTCTAAAAATATATGGATGTCCATTAATTAAAGGATCCACATTTACACTATTGATTAAACCAATACCGCTAGATTGTTCTGTTAATAAAAATGTATCACCTATAATTCTATTTTCTTCTTCTTCTAGTACTCTTCTGTGATCATACCTTTTGTAATTGCAAGTAGTTTTATAATGTTCTGATATCAAAGAAACAGCAGGACCAGGTTCAAATATTATATTGTTAGTATTTTCAGCAGTAATTTGGTCTCCATTTTCAGTAAAAGCAAAAATTGCAGTAGTATAGTTTTGAGAGTCTGTCAATATAAGATTGTCTTCATCTTCGGTTAATGTACGACTTAAAAAACAATCTGTATATTCTAAAATATAGGTTGTAAGAGGTGATCTACGAGGATTGGGTGTATTCCAAGTAAAGTCTATTCTTGAGTCTTCAATAGTAGTAGATAAAAATCTAGTAATTTCAGGTACTTCTGGAGGTGGATCATATGTTAATACGTCTACAGCTTCATAGGTTACTGTGCCTAATGTGCTTAATTCACCCAAAGAAACAATATCAGCAGCTAAGTAAGTTACAGAAGGAATAGCTTGAGGTTCTGTAAAAGTAGCAACATCAGGAGCCAAATATGTAACACCAGCATCTCTGGAAGCCTCAGTAAACGTAGCAATATCTGAACACAAAAAAGATATTATTGCTTCTCTTATTTCTGCTTCATCATATTGTGATGATATGCCTTGAAATGGTGGTAAAATCATGTTGATACATCCTATGGTCCAGAGTTGTCTTTAGTTGTATCTCCAGATAATATGGTGATCGTATCAGAAATCTTTACTAAAGTAGCTATTGAATGTTGTCCTACTAATTTAGTATGTTGATATCTATTTACAACAGCATTGACCCCAGTAAATCTTACCTGTCCAGAGCCTAATTGCACTAGCAAACAATTAAAACCATTTGTAATATCAGAATTTATGCTCAAATTTACAGGGCCAGTATCAAAATCAAATGTTATAACTTTACCATTATCGCTTTGTACAATTTCATATGTAGAAGACGTTTGCGTATTTGTCGTAGCAGAAAATCTATTTATTTGACCATCGTTAAAAGTTTGAGTTCCATTAAAAGAATTATTACCATTTAAAACAGCAAAAGATCCTGAATTATGAACAGCTATGGAACCTAAACCCAAAGTAGTTCTTTGAGTCTCAGCGTCTGGATCATTTAAAAAGTTTTTACTTGTGTTTGAAAGTGTTATGAGTTCAAAATCATTATTGGCATTAGCATATAAAATTTTGCCTGTTTCTACAGTTAAATTAGATAAATCTTGCAGGATGGCATTGTAAGCCTGTACATCTTGCCCAATAGACAAACCAGTTACAGAAATCGTCAGACTATTAGAATCTGCATCTTGATAGTTTAAGTTGATATTAGAACCTTCTGTTAATAATACATCAACTCTATCATCTACAGACTCATTAAAGTTAATTAAGTCTGAAGCCACATGATTGTGTCCCACCAAAGTATTTGTGATAGTTACTTGATTAGAAGAATTGTTTATAGATATATCTGTACCAACACCTTCAATAAATGTTAAAGAAGAATTGCTATTATCAATAGTAAAAGAATCTATAGAATTAGATATTACTAAAGATGCCACGCCAGAACCAGTTTCACCTTGTGGGCCAACATTACCTTGTGGGCCAACAGGTCCTACTGGGCCTTGTGGACCTATTTCACCTTGTGGGCCGGGTAATCCTGATCCTGGCGGGCCTTGAACACCAACATTAGCAGTAATGTTACTTACAGTAGCATCACTAGTTGTAACTAATAAATGAGTAGCACTAATTTCAGATGGATCTGTAACATCTGAAACAGTTATTTTTTGTTCGGATTGTGGGTTAATATTTAAAGTTGCCATAATTAATAAACATAAGTGTAGTTATCTGTACCTGTTTCATCTGAAACCTGAATTTTAACAGTGTTATGTACTGACCAATCAATACCATAATCAGAGCTTAAAGTTAATTTAACATCTAACATATCAGTGGTATTATTATATTGATCCTCAATAATACTACCTGTGCCAACTGTGTGTCTTAGGAATCCACAGTAATCAAAATCGCCACCAATACCAGCCGCAATTTGAATATCTGGACTATGATTGTATAATGGCCTCTTACCACCAGAAATACTAAAGGTCAAATCATCTCCAACTTTATTGACTGTTCCTGTGACAATAGCTATAGGCTTATTAACGTGTAGTACATGATTTGTAAAGAACTTTTTAGGTGATAAACCAACATGTGGATATGAGACAGTATCAAATACTGGGGTATCAATATTATCCATTGTTGCAATCTTGTAGATTAAATCTTCATTTTCTCTAGTATTAGATCTACCTGTAATCTGGAATGTGTATTTACCCTCAGTATTGTATACAGTATTGTATGGCATAATTTTAATATTGTCATCAATGTTTTCGTAAACTTTAACGTAATCATTCTTATTAAATCCTTCTAGCCATCCAGTACCAGCAGCAGTATTTCCTAGATAAACTAAGTTTCCATCACCAGATGCTACAGAAACATAACCGTTGTGTTCTAGTAAATTTAAATCTGTAGATGTAAATCTGTCCTTATCCACACCTATGCTATCTCCAACAGTATAAGTAAAGTTACCACTGACCAGTAATTCATTGTTGGTTAAATCTACATCTTGAATTATAGAACGGAAATCTACTGTAGATTTGCCATTAGAAATATTAGAACCACCCAAATTAGTAACAATAGACAGATAGTCACCATCAATATTATTAGCTGCTACTGTAATTGTATCACTGTATTGTAACTCTGGATTACCAAATGCGGGATTGGTATAGAATTCAACTTTAATCATATCTCCAACACTAGGATTGACACCAGAAATTTTTAAGGTAGTATCACTATAAGTATAATCTGATCTAAGGCCAGTAGTAGTAGGTTTGAGTAAGTCTTTCTGGATAATACCTGATATCTTAGGCAAAAATGTTTCCATGCTATATAAACCAGAAACAACACCATTACCAGAGTGAGAGTAAGGAATAGCTTCCCCAATTCCAGCACTTGTTGGAACATATCCCCCAACAGCTATACCTATTAATGGAGTCATAACAACACCATTAGGATCACCATCTGTTAAGCTGTTAATCACAGATACGCTATCAAAGCCGACAATATTTAAAGGAGGAAAAGTATTTTGTGTAGGCACAGTAGTAAGATTATCACCCTTATGTATCCATACGTAATCATTAGATGATTCTGGGGTTGCTAATGGATCGTAGGTTGGAAAGACATCAGAATCTTTAGATATAGTTAATTTATATACAGTACCTGATTCTCTAGATAGAGTTCTAGTATCAAAACTACTACCAGCACCAACTGTGCCATTTTGTATAGAAACACCGGACATCATATCGATAATGTCGTAGCCAAGACTTGCACTTCTACTATTGCCTTGTATTAATCTTTGAGATTCTGTATCTCCATATGCAAGTCTAGTAGCTAAAGCAAATCTAATACCGTTGAATGAGAAGAAATAATCTTGAGCTGGTGGGGGGTCGACTACCTCTGCATGTATTTCTGGCACAGCGATACCAGAAATATATAATACTCCTGTTTGGTGACAATCAGACCATGATACGCTAGATGTAATATCTACATCTGAATTAACTCTATCTATTCTCAAATCGCTGAATGAATCAAATGCCTGTAATCCAGTAAGAGAAGCTTTAAATGAAGGAAGCATAGCACCTAATAAACCACGTTTGGTATTGCCTCCACCAGCTGGTTGGTCTTTACCTTGCGTAGCTACTCCTCCACCCAATATGCAATATTGTGTACTACTAACAATATTACCCTCAAAAAACGTATCAAAATTTGAAAGATTTAAAGATTCACTTTGACCCTTGAGTATTTGAGCATTTCCAGTAATAGGTGCAACCTGACTTGGATTTTGTAGTGATTCTGATCCAGTAATATGGATTCCCGTATCATCACTAAACAGTTTGTAGCTTCCGTCATTACCATTGTTATGTGAATCAAATGCGATATATATTTCATCACCACTAGAAATTTGTTGGTTGGTTTGTAGATTTTCTCCTGATTGAATAATATAAATTCTTAAATCATTTGTTACCGCAGTTCCAGAAAATAGTATTTCACTAACACCACATTTATTATGAGGCAAAACACTTCTACATGTTAATGCTTCTACAATAGTTGGAGGTCTGCCAACATCTTGACTTCTGTCTTTAATTAAAGCTAACCCAGATTTTGGTGACACAGCAATATTTTCATCTTTAAAGTAAACCGTCATCCCAATATCAGGATCATTTGGTACTGAAGCATCTGTAAATGTAATAGTTTGAGTTGCTGTTTTATCTCTAGCATCAGTTACAGTTAACGTTAGTTTTTCTGCATATGCTCCTCCACTGGCAAAAGTTGTTGGATAACCTTCAACCTTTAGATAGCCATGACCCATATTAGAGTAAGGAGCAACCGGTGTATTGGCATTTTCTGGAAAATACTGACTATAACTCAATCCTGGTGGCACAGAACCCGAAACAGAATAGCTCTTAATACCTGTTACATTAGTGCATAATGCTTCGCCTCCCGGTTTAAAATCTAACTGTTTTGTATAGTAAGTATTGCAGAATGGGAGCATCTTATCCATACCTACATAGTTATCATTGATAGTTATTGTTGGCGGATTTCCGTCAAAAGATCCTTCAATATAGTTAAATGCAAATGGAACTTGGTCAGTGTTAGGTAAATACGGCGATTCTGGTAATAGGCTTGTATCAGTATCTATGGCTGTAATTGTAAAGTCTTTTCTACCTAATAAAACGCAACTAGGTAGACCAGAGAAGTGATAGCTCCAAGAACCACCTTGATCTCCAGGATTCCATGTAGGAGCTTTAACCAGGCACTGTAATTGTGTTTCTATAAGAGGATTATAACCAGTACAGAACGTAGGCATATCTGTAAGAATAATAGTAGGAGGATAATTAGCATGTGCTAAACCTCCAATAGTTTTAAACTGTAACTCCCATGAATCGTCACCTTGATCGACATTAATTGCACCACCGGGAGTATATCCAAGTATGCCAGTTATTTTAAGTGGTATACCATCAAGTTCGTTGCTCTCGATTTCCATAGTGCTTAATTTAGCAACAGCTATAATTTTATCTTTACCTATACCCTTGCAGTCTACAGTTATAGTATCGCCTGTCAAATTAAATCTAGCATCATATTTATCTGTCATCGCATCAGAAGTGTATGAGTTAGTCCAAATATTTAAATGCCTATCATATTTACGCACTGTTTTATCTGTTGGTAAAGTGATACTGTTTTCTTTTAGAGATGCTGGGAATGAAATTTGATTAGACTGATTTTCATTTAAATCAAAAATATCAGCCTTAGTAAAGAATTCATTGTCAGGAGTTGTATAAACATCAGCAGAAATATTTTTCATTCTAGTAAATGAATCATAAGATATAGAATAGTCATCATTTGTCGTGTTACTAGAATATTCATCATCTATGTAAATAGATATTGGATACAATCCAGTTTCCGCTATAAATCTACCTAAAGCATCTTTATTAGCTACTGCTGCTACTTTCCATTTCTTAATACCTGTTTCGTAAGTATAGGTTAAGTTGTATTGTGGAATTTCAAAGTCATATGTTCCTAGATTTGGAGCGTTAAAGATTTTTGCATTTGGAATGTTTGATGCATCGTGTTCGCAAATACCACTAACAATATAGAATTCCATAGACCAAGGTTCATTGGTAGTGAATGGTATGGTAGTAGTTTGTGGTATACCTTCGAATACTACGTTCTTATAAAATATGGTATTAAAACCGATATTACGACTATAGGTTTGATATGTATATCCTCCAAACTCATCATAAACAGCCTGTTTAATTGAAACGCTTACAGATTGATTAACAAATCTACCTGAATCATCTCTATATACAGGTGAATCTCCTGTGGTTTGTGGAGTTGCGGTAATATCAAATCTTTTTGTGTTGGAATTGTAGCTAGCATTATCTAAGGATATATTATATTCAGCATCAGTATTAAATGTAATATTTAAATTATTTGTTACTTCTGATGATGTCGGACCTAATAATGCAGGTATTGAGAACTTAACCTTATCTTGTTGATCTGTATTTAAATAATAGGTAGAAGAGAAGTTATTAAATTCAACATTATATGCTGGGCGGTCTGCTATATGATCTAAGACAGATAGCACTCCTGTAACAACACCAAGAGTAGTGTAAGGTGTTGTAGTCAAATCTTTAACTGTTAATTGTAGATTGTAGATACCTGTATTTGCACCCCTAGTATCGCCAGAGAATACAACAGATGTAGCATCTGCATAAGCTCTAGCGTAATTACTGGAATCGGGCATATTAGCTAACTCTAAAAACAATTCATTACTCGTAAGTTTTGTATTAACATCTAATTTAGTAATATCAAAACCAACTTCCCACATATTACCACTGGCTACATATCCTGTGGGATAGAAGCTAGTAATATTTGGAATCTTGTATTTAGAAATCGAGATAGTTTGGTCAGCATCACCAGTAAGATCTGATGTTCTAACAATAATATCTTTATTAGTATAATCTTCTTTTGGTGGATTCCATTTTAATCCTATGTTCCAGCCACTACCGTGCCAACCAAAACTTGCTGGTTCATTAAATTCTAATTGGTAAATACCAATACCGGACAATGAAACTTTAGGAATAGAATGCCTTGGTTTGTCGAATAAACTCAAATCTCCATTTGTAGTGGTTACTTTAAACATCACTTGATTTACATTGTCAGGTATGCTCAAACTATTATTACTTATATCAGCAAAATCATCGCTATCATTAAATCTATACTGAATACCACTAATATTAATTGGGCTAGGTAATATAGAGTACAAAGTGCTTTCTGTTTCACTTGGTCCACCTAACTTAATAGTATGTCCTGTTGGAGAAGGCTGATCTCCTTGCAGGTGTATTGTATGCTTCCATCTTTTACTGTCATTATCAAAATAATTTAAAATTTTCTTCGATGTAGACGATAATCCGTCTATATTACCTTCAGATAAAGTAAATGCATTATCTACATTAGGATTAAGATGACTTTTAATGTTTTGGGTACTATCAATAATATATACTAACCCAGATTTATTAATCATGTCAGCATCAAATGCAGGGCTTATCGTTAAAGCATTTGGAGATATGACATCTTTAATTGGATATGATTGTGTTAAGCTGGGTGCTTCATCATCAAAATCAAAGAACATAGTCTTACCAGCAGCAACATTAGTAAATGGTGCTGTACTAATGCCAGATACAGTTACGCATAAAGTACCTGACATACAAGTATCTGTATCAAATACTACACTATAGGTTCCTGTCTGGGCAGCAGCTACGGATGCTCCTGTATTATCAAGAGGATAGTGAGAAGTTGTGCCTCCATAAGTGTGATAATAAAGATTGTTATAATCTAACACATTAAAGAAACCAGACGTAGACTTAGTAAATTCTACAATACCTTTGTTTGGTAGTGCTTGATCATGAGCAACACCTAAAGGTGTTTTGTGTCTAAATGAATTTTCATAAACTAGATCCCAAGCTACATCACCAGGTCTAGGAGGAATAGTTCTGTCTCCTTCTATAACTATACCACTTACTATGTTTGATTCACTAGTTGCATTAAATTTACTAAGATGTTTAGACACACCACTATCGGCTATATTAACACTATTAAATTTATCTATAATAAATTCATCCTCTTCAAGTAAGAATGACTTAATAGTATTAAATTGAGACATTTTGATGATATTACCATTAAAGAAAACTTGTTTATTTTTCTGATCTGAACCACAATATGTATTGTTGGTTTTAATATATGGTAACACATGATAATCTTGAGCTAATAACGATCTGTAATTAGGATCTAGTGCAGGAATGTATTGAGGTAATTTGGTATCGCAATCAACACAATCATTAGCATCAAGTGTTGGTACAGGAGTGTATACTAGTTCAGCTTCAGCAGGATTAATATAAGGAAAATAATCTACTGTGGTATTTAGTGTTTGAGCATTTTCTAAAATATATGGTTTAATTGTTACACTATCTAATGTCTTAGCTGTTAGTAGTAGATCGTTTTTGAAATGACTTTTCTTGCTTTTGCCAACAAAAACTTTGATCTTATCAAACCTATTAACATTAAGTGTTAGATCTAACTCACCCGTTAATCCGACATCTAAAGAACCAGTTTTAAATACTTCTGTCTGAGCTATAGGTGTAGCACGATTTATAAGTGCTCTATATCTCTCTGTCTGCTGTTCAAAAGTAGTATGATATACAATTAATCCTGTGTTTTGTATACCGGATATATGGTATGTCCCTTCTAATTTAATCCTGTTACTATTTTGACCAAGGTATATAAATTCTAAATATCCAGAATTATTTGTAGTAGTTTGAATATGATGATAATAAGGATCACTAGAATGGCCAACACCACTAATTCCTGTAGCTACATTTAGGTTTGGATCACTAGAGTCTGTGCAATAATACTCTGAATATCCGATATCGTTAATTGTAGCTTGTCTAACAATTCTAGATCCTTCATACAAAGCATCAGATCCAGTAGCGAATATAGAAGCGTGACCTATATGATTAGAGTCAAGTTTAGCCGCGATATTAGCAGAGATCACGTTGTGGTTTTTAGGTATGACACCACTAAAAATAAAGCCATCAACTAATGAATCAATCTCATATCCATACTTATCGCTATTGCTATGATTAAGCATGAGTCCCGTTTGTAATCTGTTTATTAAACTATTATCAATAGTACAAGTGCCAGCGGCATCTTTACCCTTACTCATAATACCTGTAAATATAATATCTTCTGATGAAAGTGTGGTTTCCAATGTCGCTGAAGTTTCTAACAACATATTATCTTTATCTGGCTCTAAGTCTCTTAGTCCAGTTTTACGACCAATCATAGTATCATCAATTAAAACATTTATAGGATCTGAAGAGTACGCAAAACCTGTTGGAAAACTGACTTTAACATTATCGAATGGCTGTATAACTCCAGACTTTATTACAAAAGAAAATAATTTACTACTATGATCGTACTCAAAATTAATTTTATCGTATATATGATTAAGATATGTTTTATTATATCTGATATCATAAATATTTTGGTGATTATTAAATAAAGAGCCGCTAAATGTTATACCATTGGTTAAATAAGAACCCTTAATAGATTTTTCATAGTAATCAGGACGACTTGTTTCTTTCAATAGATAATTCTTATAGTCTTGAACCATCACACGATTACCTGTAACAGACACTACGTCAAATGTATAGTCTTTAGGTCTACGATTAGCAGTAGAATCAATCACTGATGTATTGGTGTGATGCCATTTTTTACGAACGTCAACAAATTCTACAGGTACTCTATTAATAATTGTAAACGCTTCTTCTTTATAGCCATGTCCCTTATCAACATTACCAGTGAAAGTACCTCGTCTGTTAATAGATCCATTAGCTTGAATACCACTATTTGGCATAAAGTAATTGTTTTCAATTTGAATAGTGTCTTCATCTACAATTTTAATACCTGTATATTGTGCTGCTACTGGTAAATCTAACGAGCCGATAGATGATGCAAAATTATAAGCATATACATTATTTTGTTTTCTACTATCTAAATTAATATCTTTATTAAAATTCAATGTAACAACACCGGTACCAGCCTGAGTATATACATCCACTAAACCTGTAACATAATGACCAGTACTAGCGTAGTCCGATTCAAATCCTTTAAATCCAGATACATAAGAAACTATATTACATCCAGTTACTTGTGGATAAGCATGCTGTTTTAATCCGCTAATTGGATAATTATTATCTTCTGCTGCGTTTTCTTGATACACAATCTTTCTAGACGCAGTACTACCTGCATATGGTTCACTGAACTTTACAAAATGTTTATTGCTACTAAAAGCAAATTGTATAAGCTTTCCCCAATTATAATAGTAATTAAATACATTATCTGATTGATCCACAGCAGCTTCATAAATAAGTTTAATATCACCCTGAACAGAGCCCGGTAGCACTAAACACGCATCACCAGATCTAGCAGCTATAGCGTAGTCATGCACTATGGGATCATTATTTTCCGCAATAAAATTATCAAACTTATCAACCATTAAATTACCATTGTCTTTTACAACTCTATAACTATCAAATAGTTCATAAGCACTATTCGCTATTTCTATTCTTGTTCCGTGATCTTTTGGATCGCTTGAAATAATTCTATTACTGTTTTCTGCATTAATCATATGATTGTCTTCAGTAAGAAAACGACAGAAATCTCCAGAACCAATACCATACAAGGCTAATACTGGATTTTCTACAGCGTCACGGAAAGCAAAAGTATCAGTATCATATTTAATATTTGACCGTTTTAGATCACCAGTAGGAGGAGGATTAAAATTTTGTAGATTGGTTGTATTATCTACAGTGGTAGGGTCACCTGTTCTGTCTGTATAAGATACTGTAGCATTTTCAATTAAATCTCTGTCACTACAATTAGGATATCCTGATGCCCAAATAATATTAGTATTAAATGCATCTGCTATTTGGAATCTTTGCAAACCTGTTTCTGGTGGTGTGCTAAATTGACCGCTGGCTTCTGAAGTAATACCACTAACCGCACCTAGTACACTAGATTCCGTAGACATAAACAATGGTTCAAAACCATGATGAGTAACAATGTGATGACCGTCTTGTTCAGTTAGTAGTTCTTCTGCAAAATCAGTACTTAATTCAGTTTTGAGAGTAGTTCTAACTTCGTCTATTGTTACAGAATAGTCGTTATATCCATTAACGGTAAACTGTCTTGGTAATGATACACTACCGGAAGCCTTAATAGTTTGTCCAGCAAAAAATGTATTATCATTATCTCTATAACTATCTACAAAATAAATACGTCCATCACTTAATCCTGGGGTACCAGACATACTAAAAGGAGCATATCTATTTGTAACAGTATAATCTGTACCATAGCCTATAATGTCAACTAAAGAAGGAAGACTTAAATAACTAGACGAACCTGTAATAGAAGATGTAGCAAAATCTTGTACAATATTGAAACACTCTACAAAATCAGCACCATTTACTAAATTACCTGAAAAAGAATTGGAAGCAGTTTCAAACTCAAGATAAGGATTATAAGAGCCAACACAATCAAGTGTACTGATTAAAGAACCAGATGGAAGATTTTCATCTATACTAGTACTAGATAAAACAATGTCCGTAATGTCATCATTATTGCCATCAAAGTATTCAAAAACTTGATATTCATTGTCGGTAACTGTTAAAAAGAAATCAGCGTGAATCTTGCTATGGTTATTTTCTGCGTAAACTCTAATGTTATATGTGCCTATTTTACAACCACCGGGAGAACCACTAAATGTTCGTGTAGCGGGAGTAAAGGTTATCCATGCTGGCAAGGGATGTCCATTCTGTAATGAAGCAGAAAAAGTCAGAGACCCTTCATCGTCTTCTTCGTTGAATATATTCGCAGGAAACGTATAGTCAAGAGTTTCTGTAATATCAACAGTGTGATTTGGAATATTTATGTGACTATAAGGAGACTTTTTATCATTAACAGTGATAGTGAAATTTTTCTCAAAAGTTTTACCCGCTATATAATTTGATGCTTTAAGTCTAATATTATAAATATTTTTAACTTCATAGTCTAATGGGTTTATAGCTACTAAATGGAATCTATCGTTATCATTTAATATTTCAAATGAGCTGTTGTCATCATCTAAATATCCATCAGTTAATTCGTATTTTACAGGTTGGTACGATATATCTAAAGGAGTATCTACCCCAGTAGTATATATAGTTAATTGATCATTTCCTGGATGATTTTTAAATCTCGTATAAAAGCATCTGTGTTTATTAAATATAGTTTTATCTGATTCAAAATTACCATCTATTACTTGTTTATGTGATAAAAATACTGAACCAGAATTTGATACTAATGGCAAAGTATGTACAAACCTACCAGAAGGATAGCTGCCTCTTTTGGGAATGTTTATACCAGAAATTAGAATTGTAGTATTATCACCTCTATATCCAGTATAATTATGATGAATTTCAAAAGTACTATAAAATTGTTCACCGTCTTGAGTAGTATCAGCAAAAATTTTGTGAGCATTAGTAAATATGCCACTAGAATAATTTGCTCCATTTACCCCATCTAATACAGAGATGCTACGATCATCAACAACTATGTCAGCATAATCAACAAGCTCTCCTGATCGATAATTAATGATACCTGTATAATAAGGTCTTTCTGCATAAAAAGTATCTTTACCTATCACAGAGTAAACATTATAACCTTTGTCTGCTACAGGTTGTCCTGTTACATTAGTAAATCTTAAATCTATTTTGGAACCTACTGTTAAACCGTGATTGTCAGATACAATTTCAATACCTCTGTTGGTCGTATGCATTCTAAAATTACCAGAATATACTGGCGTATCAATATCTAAAACTAAATCGCCTCTGTTAGTTTTATAATATGATCCTGTAACTTGTTTTAATTCTTTGGTATATATGTAATAATCTTCTCGATTTTGTACAGACAATGCGTTGCTTTGTATAGGAGGATGTGTTACTTTAACATCTTGTTGCTGTCTATCTCCATTAGTATGACTAAATGTATGGTAATGATTTTTAATTTGAGAATTATTGAACAGTTCTCTTTTCTTGGCTTGTTGTGGATGAGTTGTTAGATTGACTATTTGTGTAAAATTATTTGAATCTCTATAAGTAGCATTTTTAAATATACCACTCATGAACTCATACTGAGCCACACCGGTGCCAAAAGCTTTGGTAATTAATAATTCTAAATTATATGCAAAGGTTTTATTATTTGGTATAGTTATACTTGGAGTTAAAGTTCTCCATGTATTACCAGCTTCAACACCCTGAAGATGCATTGTAATTTGACTATGTTGAGCATGTTCTAACCTAGCTAATGATGTTGGATCATTGTGATTAAAAGCACCAAATGATAATTGGTTAGGAACATAAGCATAGCCATGATCTCCTATGGCTACTGAATTGTTTGTATTAACTTTTGAATTACTATTAAGGGCTATGGAATTATTACCAGTTACCGCATTATTTGTTCCTACTACTAAATTATTATTACCATCAATTATATTTGATTGTCCTATAGAAACAGATGATGTAGCAGAAGAAACTGTTCCTGATCCAACCACCAAACTTTGATTGTCATCTAGTATGATATCTCCAGCAGGATTTTGATATACAACAGAGCTATCTATTCTACCAGCTGGATCGTTTACTCCATCATTAAATTTTGGTAGATATGTATTGGTACCTTGAATATGATCAAATGTAACATTATTATATGAAAATGCACCAGTAATATTAGCGGCATTTCTATAGTAAGAACCGTGTTGGCTATCTAGTAAATCAGTATTTAAATTAGTAACTAATCTAGTATTGCTACTTACATCAAATGGTGGATCTGTATTAGCATTAGGATCATCTACACGAATTTGTTTTCTAAAAGTAATATTAGACGTAAAAACCTTTTGGCCTTCTATTTCTTCATCACCCTTTAATTTAACATAAAGACCATCAGCTATATTTCTTAATAATATGGTTGAACTATCACCATCTAAGTTAGATACTACATATACAGAATTAGCATCACCACCATTAAGATCGTCTTCATCTCCATTTCCTGTATCCGCACCTGAAGCAAATACATTTGTGACAAGTTTTAGCTCATCATTAGCAGGATAGTATGCTAAAATACCAGTTTTATTTGAGTAAAGACCACCATAGATAAAACTCACACCTCTTGGTTGATCAGGTAGTATATTAGAATTATTGGTGGCTAATACAGGTAGATTGTCATAAATACTAGTTTCACCATTTAGATAAACATCTCCAGCTAACGTAGTAGTACCGTCTATGGTTTTTGTGCCAGTATCAGGCACAGGAGTGTAACCTAGAGAAGATATAATATCAGCTTGATCAGCGTATAATACTGATGACACTAAGCCATTAGAATCAACACCTATTTTTGTATAAGTACCTGGAGCTACGGCAGACGGTAACACATTTGTATTGAGTATACCCGTTAAATTAATGGCATCTCTAAAATAATCTTGGTGATGACCGTCCAATAAGTCTGCGTCTAAATTAGATCCAGGCCCATCATTTCCTGGATGAAGTGGTATATATCCTAAAATGTCTATGACATCATTGTAAGTAAGGGTTGTGCCACTAACTACTCTGCCTTTATCGTCTGTAACAATTTTAGAATAAGTTCCAGGAGTACCTGTTGTACTCAGTTTGATAAGATCATCTTCTACAATAATATCGGCTGAAGAAGGTATATTGATCGCAACAGTACCGTTGGGTACTTCTAAGCCTCCTCCTCCAACCAAACCAGATCCTGCTACAATATTAACAGATATGCCACTGAGTAAAAAATTGCCTGTGTTAATAGGAAAAGATTTAATTTTAGTACCATCAAAATACACAAGTCGATTTTGAGTATAAAAATTGTTGTTCGTACCACCTTTACTAATTGGTACTTGACCTTGAATAGTACCTAGATCTAATTCACTAGTTCTTGCTATTGTTCCGTCTACTACTATTTCATTACTGGAACCAATAGTTAAGCCTTCACCTAGTAAGGTATCTAATGTGACAGTATTATTTGAATCTATCTTTCGTAAACCTGAACCAGCCAAAACACCTGTTACACTATTGCTGGTTCCTGCTGTATCTAAAATATCTTGAACACTATACGAAGACGATGATAATTTATCTCCATCAAAAAAGATAATATTACCACTAGAATATGTGGTATTGTTTGTCCCTCCACTACTTAAAGGTAATACATCAAAAGTTGGAGCATCCTGACCAGCTGGGCCTTGAGCACCTGTCTCACCTTTATCCCCTTGAGGTCCTTGTTCTATACTTACAACTTTAATCGTATTGCTACGATCATCAGAGATAAGTACACGCGTAGTCTGTATAGATTGAGTCTCGTCTACTCTAGATACTAGTAAGTATTGATTTTTATTAAAGTCTTCGTTAACAGTTATTTGCGTCATTAACAGGTTCCACAGTCATCTTGAGAATCAAAATTACAATTAAAAGCATCAGTATCAGAAACGTTACGCTCTATAGTCGAAATCGTTCCTTGTAAAATTCTAAAAACTTTTTTACCTCCACCACTATATAGGTCGTTAGGTTCTTGTAATTCTAAATCATAAGATGCACTTGTGAAAGTATATGCAGCTGTTACAGAAGCGGGAATTTTTAAACTAATTTTACCAACTAATGGATCTATAACAAATTCATAATCTGCACCCGTATGATTACTATTAAAGGTGTTGATTACATCATTGTTATCCTTCCATCTTAGTCTAGCACACCAATTGGTTAAATTTATTGGATTATTATTATCATCTTTATATTCAAAAGAAATTACGAAAGCTGTACCTTTTTCTATAGTAAAGCTATAATCTGCTGCTGCCATAATTATTCCTCATGTTGATATTATGAATAAAAATATCTTGACCTATCTGAACCGTCTTGCAAATATCTAGGGTCAAATTCATTACCAACAAAAGGTCCAAGAATAGCATGAATAGCTTGAACATTACCTATCTGGTGATCTTCTTTAAGCTTTTCATAAAGCGCACACGGGCCTTGGTTTAAAATCACCTCATAGCCTCTCATACCTCCACCTACAACCAGCTGAGCAGGCCCTAGTGAAGCTCTAATGCCATCGGAAGCTGCTCTTGTTCTAAGAGAGCTTTGATCTAGCATACATGAAGCTTTGAGAGCAGTTAAACCAATAAAGTCAAGATCTTTTTCTTGAGCTAAAACAGGATCAGGACTAATATCGGGATTGACAATATTAATCGAGTAATTAACTTTTAAATCTACCTCTTTGATAACATATTGAGCTGCTACAACAATTAATTGCTGAACCCTCTCATCGCTATAGGTAGGAGTATCAGAAAGGTCATTAATCCATGACCTTACAATAAGAGGCATTTCTACATTCCATGACATAATTTAGGCCCATTTAAAGTAATATTTGCAAATATAGAATTCTATTCGTTTTATACACCTAAGCCTAATTAAGATGATATAATATCATTCTGCTGGCCTAATTTGTTTACATATGCTATTAAAGAACCCATAGCTGCTGCTAAGTCAGTATCTGTAGCTGATTCTTCTAACATATTCTCCACTCTAATCCATTGACCACCATTTGGTTCTAATTCTGCCACTCCATCAAACATGCCATATTTATGTAATTTGACTTCTCCAACGACTTCTCCGTTAGGATCTGGACCTTTAATAACAATTTCTTCTACCCATACTCTGTCATATACTTTTTCAGGTATGGTGGTTGGTGACGCTGCTGATAAAATTGGTAAAGACATCGTTTTCTCCTTAAGGTATAATTTCTGGACTCATATTAGAGAGAATATTGGCTTCTCTATAGGCTGATGTTTCATTTAATCCTCCTACTTCTAGTAAATCAACTTTAGCTACCCAATTTACATTTGTAGAAGCTGCACCTTTGCATTGAACTAATAGATAGTCTGTTTGACCTGATTGGGCTCCAGCAAAGGCTAATTGTACATCCCAAGCGCTATTAGATTCTGCAATGACTGTTTTACTAGCGGACCCAACTAAAGCTGTACCAAAAGCATCATTAACTATACAAGCCTTAATTTGATATGCAGCATGCTGTCTTCCACCTGCAGTAGCTCCCGTATTTGTTCTACGTCCTACAATATTAACATCGGCCATAAATGTTTTATTAGAAGGTAGTTTAACACCGCTATACATTCCGTTATTCATTTCTAAGCTAGTAAACGTAGCATTAGTAGTTCTACCAGTTAATAAGTTAATACTGTTTTGAGCATTACCAGGGAAATCTCCCCAAGCGGCTTCTGTGGAATGTACGATTGTACCACTTTGATGATGTAGTCCACTAACACCAACAATTAATCCTGTAGTAGCGGTAATACCTTGTGTATTAATGGATGAAGATAAGTCTATATTGACTTCTGTATCAGGAGTTTCTGTAATAGCAAAATTAGAAGCAAAATCTAAAGTAACAATGTCCGCACCACCAACTTGACTACCATTAGCTTTAACGGTTGTCATACTACCGCCACCTCCACCTCCTCCAGCATTAGCATCTACATATGCTTTAACTGATTGTTGAGTTGGAACTTTAGTAGCAGAATTTGAAGACATGTTATCTTCATCTATAACAAAATCCATACTTGATGTTGAAGTATCGGTATTCATAACCGCACCAGCAGCGTTTACATTTGTTGCGTCGGTGACATCAGCAGACGCTTCTATACCGTCAAGCTTGGTTTTGTCTCCGTTAGCAAAGGCTCCTTCTGATGGCTTAACTTGCAAGGTGGAAATAGTAACGCCTTTAACACCTGCAAGGTCGGTTAATTCACTATCCATCAAGGCTCCGGCTGCTGTTACGTTAGCAGTATCTGTTACATCTGCGCTGGCTTCAATACCATCCAGTTTACTGTGATCTGCTGTTGTAAAGTTTTCATCTGTCTGAGATGCGACAACAAAATCAATAGTACCATCAGCGTCTTGGTAAGTAACAGTGATACCTGTCTCAGTATTACCAGAAAGCATTGCTCCAACAATATCTTGTATTTCTTCATCTGTTTGATCTGCTGTAGCATTGGCTTCAATACCATCAAGTTTAGTTTTGTCGCCATCAGCAAAAGCACCCTCTGAAGGCTTAGACTGTAAAGTAGAAATAGTAACACCTTTAACGCCTGCAAGGTCAGTTAATTCACTGTCCATCAAAGCTCCTGCGGCTGTTACATTAGCAGTATCTGTGACATCTGCACTACTCTCGACTGAATCCAATTTAGTCTCTTGAGCATCTGTCATAAATCTCTTATCAGATGCGTCTGTCATATTGGTAGTAACAAAATTAGGCGAAGCACCGGCTACTACTGATTGGTCTAATGCTTTAACGTCAGCAATGCTTGCTAACTCACTATCCATCAGAGCACCAGCAGAAGTTACATTAGCTGTGTCTGTGACATCTGCGCTAGCTTCAATACCATCCAGTTTACTGTGGTCTGCTGTGGTAAAATTCTCATCTGTTTGAGACGCAACAACAAAATCGATAGTGCCATCAGCATCTTGATAAGTTACTGTAATACCTGTTTCGGTATTACTTGAGAGCATAGCCCCAACGATATCTTGTATTTCTTCGTCTGTTTGATCAGCAGTTGCACCAGTTTCAATACCATCTAATTTAGTCTTATCTCCATTGGCAAATGCTCCCTCTGATGGAGGTTGTTGAGCACTGTCGGCCTTGGTTCCTTGAGCAGCAGTCGCGTAATCTGAAGAATCAAATGCTTTAACTTGTGATAAGTTTGTAACTTCAGAATCCATAAGAGCACCAGCACTAGTCACATTGGCTGTATCTGTAACGTCCGCATTCGCCTCTATACCGTCTAGTTTGCTATGATCTGCCGTGGTAAAGTTTTCATCGGTTTGACTAGCTACTACAAAGTCTATGGTCCCATCAGCATCTTGATATGTAACAGTAATCCCTGTCTCTGTATTTCCTGTAAGCATACCACCAACAAAGTCTTCTACCTGTTCTTCGGTAAGCTGTGTGTCTGTAGTAGAATATGTGTTTGTATCAACGCTACCATCGGCTTTTAAGAATTGACTAGATGTACCACCATCTTTAACAAAACTATCAGCCTCAACTTTTCCACTAAAATGACCAGAACCAGTAACATCTATGTCGCCAGTGCCAGTTATATCTTTAGAGTTAAGATCTAAATTACCACCGAGTTGTGGCGTGGTGTCTTCAACTACATTCCCTATGCCGCCGCCACCTCCAGCACTAGCTGTGGCTGTAGTTAAAGCAGTAACGTGACCGTTGCTATCAAGTGTAATATCTTGAATAAAAGTATTTCCACTATTATCAGAAGAACTAGCAGCGCTAATGTTTGGATGTGCAGTTAAATAACCAGCACTGTCAATATAGGCTTTTACTGACTGCTGAGTAGGAACCTTAGTGTCTGAATCAGATGACATATTGTCTTCATCCACTACAAAACTCATGCTCGCAGTAGAAGTGTCAGTATTCATTACTGCACCAGCTGCGTCAACATTAGTTGCATCGGTCACATCCGCACTAGCTTCAATAGCATCTAGCTTTGTCTTGTCCCCATCAGCGAATGCTCCTTCAGATGGCTTCACTTGCAATGTAGATATCGTGACTCCTTTAACACCAGCTAAGTCTGTTAACTCGCTGTCCATTAATGCACCAGCACTAGTTACATTAGCTGTATCAGTTACGTCTGCTCCTGCTTCTATACCGTCCAATTTACTGTGGTCTGCAGTTGTAAAGTTCTCGTCTGTTTGACTAGCTACAACAAAGTCTAATGTACCATCACTATCATCATATGTGACTGTGATACCTGTTTCAGTATTACCTGTAACCATGCCTCCGACAAAATCTTCTACTTGTTCCTCTGTAAGTTGCGTATCTGTAGTAGAATACGTATTTGTATCAACACTTCCGTCAGCTTTCAAAAATTGACTAGATGTACCATGCTGTGTTTTAAAGCCAGATGCCGTAATAACTCCACTGACATCTAACCTAGTTTGAGGAGAATCTGTCCCAACACCAATACTATCTGCACTGGCATCTATATAGAAAACATTATTTTCATTATCTCCATTATATTGTAAATCTACATTTGCTTTATTAACATTAAATCTAAAACCTAGTGAGGTATCTCTTAATTCTAATTTAGTACTACTGTTATTACCTCCAGCAGTTAGAGTCAAGGTTTTACTGTCTTTAGCACTGACGAACGTAGCGCCATCAGTATTCGCACATATCATAAAGTCGTTACTGCCATCCATACTACTATGTCGAAGTCCCATTGCATTAGTAATCCCATTAGCATCACTACAAGAACCAATGTGTAGTCCACCATCAACATCGCCACTACTTTTAATCTGAATACCACAATGATTAGGCATAGTTTCCTGTAGTATAATATGACCTGTAGTACTTATGTCTCCAGAACCTATAATGTCTTTACCATTAACATCTAGATTACCACCAAGTTGTGGAGTTGTATCTTCTACAATGTTAGAAATACCACCTCCTCCACCACCGCCTTCAAATACTGAACCACTTTGAAAAATAGTTCCAGAGATTTCTATATCTCCAACAACATGTAATTTTCTAGCAGGAGATGTAGTTCCAAGACCAAGGTTTCCAGTAGGGACAACGATATTTGCATCAACATGTCGTGTGTTGATTGTTATGTCTGTAGCTGTAGTAGAACCACCTTCTATTTTAATTCCATTAAGATTTGTTATCTGTATATTGTTTCTGGTGTCTTGAGTTCCACCACCAACTATTCTTATGTCAGAATTAGGACTAAATAAACGTTTGACACTACTACTGGCAGATACTCCAAAATAATTGGCCGCAGTTTCAAAAGCGGTTTTGAATTCTCCACTGTTCTGTATATCACCGATTATATCGATATCACCAGCCCCAGTTATATTATTAGAATTTAAATCTAAATTTCCACCTAGCTGTGGAGTCGTGTCTTCTACGACATTAGAAATACCTCCACCTCCACCTCCACCTTGAAATACTGAACCGCTTTGGAAGATAGTACCAGAGATTTCTACATCACCGACGACATGTAATTTACGAACTGGGTCAGTTGTTGCAATACCGACATTGCCATCACCTGAAGTAATGACCATGCGAGTAGTATTATCTGTTGTAAGATACAGATCATGAGCTGATTCAGTACCTATTAAGCCAGCTAGATCACTACTAGAAGATTGTAGTTTAGTCACTACAGGTAGATCTCTAGATAAAAATCTTGCAAATGATCCTTGAGCTTGTACATGTCCCACAACGTCTAACGTATAATCTGGAGAAGATGTGCCAAGGCCAATCCTGTCCGTACTAGCATCAGCGTAAAATAAATTCTGATCAGAGTTCCCCTCAATCCTAAAGTCTACATTCTCTCCATCCTCGTTAAAGACACTTACAGCAGGGGATAAATTTAACCTTTCTTTACTAACGCCAACGCTGTCAAAAGCATTAAATGTTATAGAACTACTCTTTTGCCTATTAGTAACTACAAAACTATTACTAACCACTTGTATTGCAGTGCCGCTAAGGGCACCATGACCCGTAGTATCATTAGTTAATTTAAGCTCTGGATAATTAGTAGCAGCAATGTGTATAGATGTATCACCGCCAGCCGGTGCTGGATTTACTGTCCCAACACCAACTTTACCACCCATCGCTTGCAGTGCTATATCTTTTCCCCAACTACTACCAGGTTCAACGGCTTGTATATAGAAAACGTCATCTGTAGCATCTGCGCCAATCAATCCTCCGATAGTAGCTCCACTATTTTGAATTTTTATATGAGCTGTATTTTCACTATTATATCTTGCAGTATTATGCTGTATTCTAACTTTATTATTACCGGGATTATCGGTTCCAATTCCAATACTATCAGTACTGGCATCAGCATAAATTAAGTTATTAGAAGTACCATGTACAGCAAAATCAAGATTCTCATTATTTAGATTAAATGCAACTTTTGTACTGTCGAATTTCATTTTTTCATTATGCTGTCCAACACCAAACATAAAGTTATTAACTAGTAATTGATATGTTTGATTATTATTACCACCCCTAATAATAACAGAAGATCCGTCTTTTGCGCTCATAAATGTATGATCGCCCTTACTTAATAGCATGTACTCTTGAGAACCATCTAGTTTAGTATGAGTTAGTCCCGTATATAAATCGTCATCATAAGAAGAACCATAAGAATTGTAAACAATTTCACCCAAGTGTAATCCTTGACCAGAAGAATTTACAATAGCTAAACCTAATCCAGTAGGAGTGTGTGTGAATCTACCGATACCAACAACATCTAATGTGTGAGCTGGTGTGCCTGTTCCTATACCAACATTACCATTAGGATCTACTGTAACTCTTTCGCTTCCAGCCGTAGAGATTCTAACATCATTATCTTGAAATCGAATGTAAGTATCTGTATCAGTTCTATGATAGATATACTCACCAAGCCCAATATCACCAGCAACGTCTAGTTCCCAAGAAGGCTCACCTACTCCATTAATACCTAACTTATTTGTAGATGCATCAAACTTTATTCCAGGGTTTCCTTGATTAGAACCATTACCCTTAACAACAAAATCAATATTATTAGCTCCGTCGTTAATAGTAACTTCGTGCGGAGCAGAGCCTCTTTTCTCCGCAGTAACAAACGCCAGACCGCCTGGCTTCAAAACTATCGTATTATCAAGGAAATTAATGAGCGTATCTGTATCATCATTATGATAAATGTGTTGATCAACACCAATTTTACTAAAAATTCCAGTACCAGTTATATCTATGTTGCCAACACCTGTAATGTTTTGAGAATTAATATCTAAATTACCGCCAAGCTGAGGAGTAGTATCATCTACAATATCTCCTCCACCTCTAAACTCACCAGCATCTACCTTTTTAAGTTGTGAATCTGTAGCATCCCAAATTAATAAATAATCTGAATCTGCACTAGTTACTTCCACTCTACTGTTAATTAAATCAGGATTTACATTAAATTCTGTACTTTCTAATGATAGTCCTGTTCCTGCTGTATATTCTGTATTAGTATCTGTAACAGTTTCTGTAGCTGCAGTTATACCTATTACGTGACCATTACTATCTAATAAAATATCTTGGATATAAGTTCTACCACTATTATCAGAAGAAGAAGCAGCTGATGCTATAGTAGGATGAGAAGTTAAGTAATTTTGCAGATCTACTATCTGGGATTCAGTTATTCGTAAAGCACCTGTATGTTGAACTACTGAACTTTCGGTGATGTTAGTATCTGGTACATTAGCCCATGTAACTGCTGAAGATAAATCGTTTGTTTCGGTAAATGATGTTAAATAATTTTGTAAATCTACTATTTGAGATTCTGTAAGTCTTAATGCTCCACTATGTTGAATAACAGAGCTTTCCGTAATATTAGCATCTGGTACATTAACCCAAGTGACAGATGAAGATAGATCATTAGTTTCTGTAACAGCACCGGATTCTGTAGCTGTAGTAATACCTATAACATGTCCATTATTATCAAGCAAAATATCTTGTATATATGTACGACCACTATTATTTGATGAACTAGCTGCTGATATATTAGGGTGAGATTGTAAATAATCTAGTCCACTACCTATAGGATTTAAGCCACTCCATGCTGTAGTTCCATCTCCTATTTTTAATATATTATTAGTAGTATCAAACCCTGGTTCACCTTGTGATAATACAGGATTACTACTCCAATCCGTCCCTCTTCTTAATTTAATTGTATTATTAACTGGCATGATATTATCCTATATTATATAACTACGGAGAACCACCATCAATTATAGTATGGTAAAGATATAACGGACTACTCATTCCACTACCAGCAATACTAGCCATTCCACTGAGTGTAATAGGCATATTATTAGCTATATAAGTACTCAATCCAACTACATCAGTAGCATAACTAATAGTAGAAGAAAATCCTGTTTGGATTTCAATAGTGTTTACAACTGTACTAGTTACTTCTAGATTTTCAGTATTATCTTCTGTAGAAGTTTCAATCTCTAATGTAGTAGTTACATCTGAAATTTCTAAAGTAAAATCGCTCATTAGGTATTACACTCCAAGGCTGTACTAGATTTACTATAACGTTTCTGTATAGTTACAGTACCATACAGTAGTCTAGTAACAAATTTACCACCTTGGCTGTAATGATCTTCATCGGACTGTAACTCTAGGTCATATTTAGCTGTATTAAAATCAAATCCATTAGTAGTACCAGCAGGAAATAATAAATTAATTTTACCTGAAGATCCTTCGATATTAAAATCATAAGAAGTTTTATTAGCATTATCACTATCAAAAGTTTGTGTGACATTTGCACTGGTTTTCCAAGTAAGCCTAGCACACCAACCTGTTAAATCAATGACAGTACCAGCACTGTCCTTATAAATTAAAGACATTTTGAACGATGAGCCTTGCTCAATGTCAAAATTGTATAGACTTGCTCCCATAATAATTTACCTTGTATAGAGTAGTATATTAGTTAGATACACCCGAGACATAAAAAAAGCCACCCATTTGGTGGGCGGCTTTTCCTATTACATCTATAAAGATAGATTATAGAGAACCAAGAAGTACTCGTCTGTTATCAAGAACAGCAAAGCCTTGCTCAGCCCAACCGTAGAAACCAGCTCTCTTCTGACGATGAAGGGTATCGTCTTCGTAGATCTGTACTCCTTCACGGACAGGCATGATAAAGCTGTCTCTCTTGCGAAGATCAAGACCAACAACAATTTCAGTGTTGTGACCAGATGGCATTCCAGCACCGAGAGTGGTAGCATAGAAGTTCTGGTATTCTTGGCTTGCACCAAGTTCGTCTAGATCATGCAAGTTGACACCGAAGATTCTATTTACGCTACCATCAGCAGCGGTATAGATCTCACGACGAGTAACTTCATCAACCTGATCAACACCCCAGTTACGAATGTCTTCCATAGCTTCTGGAGAGACATACAAATCGGTAAGAGCACCTCTGTTGTTGCTAGCAGAGTTACCACCACCGTTACGACGCATGACAGTTTTAAGAAGAGAAACAAGTCTCTTGCTAAACTGACCAGCTGTTGCGTCACTATCATAAACAACGATATTACGGTCAACACCAGCTGCGAGAATGGTGTGCCATCCATCGTCATTCATCTTCTTGACAAAAGAAGCTTCGAGAACTTCCATTGCACGACCGACTACGTCCCAACGAGCGTCACGAGCATACTTTAAGAGATAGTCGATGCTTGCACCGATATCAAAAGTAGGAACCATGACGTAATCGCCTTCGACGTGACGTTCTGGAATATAGCCATGATTAGGAACAGTATAGGCAACAAAGTCCTTTTCTGTACCTGGGGCTAAGAAATCAAGTGGGAATTCTGGAGTAGCACTCTGTGCCAACTGAATTGGCTCAAAGATACCATCGAGAATGTTTCCACTAAGAACACCTTGACGGAGTGGCTGCTCAAGGGCTTTTGCAAATTCTGCATTAGCTGCAAGAGAAGTCTCTCTGTGCTGCGAACCAGATTTGACCAAAAGATCAGTCAATTCTGGAGTAGGTTGAAATGCTTTAGTTTCTGCTGACATGTTAGTTTTCTCCTTTTTAAAGTTAGGCAATGTTAATAGCGACCTTGGCGAACCCGTCTGAATCTTTGCTACTCAAAAATGTACCGACTCTGGCTCCGCCGCCAGAAGTCGAAATATTACCATTGTTATGAACAAACGCACCTGAACCTGCAGATGGAACTGCACCAGTATCAAGATTGCTTGTGGTAATCTGTCCAACTTGGAGCAAAGTAACTTTGCCACCCTTCTGAACTTCATCTTTATGATAATTGATATGCTGTCTTGTAAGATCAAGATCAACAATATCGTTAAGAAGAATACCAACAGGATTAGCACTTGCTAAAGCCGATGTATATTCAACAACTGCACTGGAATCATCCATAGAAACACCTGATCCAGCTGTCTTAACAGAAGCTACACCACCACGAGTGGCAGTCGCGTCTGAGAAGAAAGATACATCAGTCTGAGTTTCGATACGATCTGGTTTAAGAGCCATGTTTTATCTCCCTTTATTTTGAGGTGTTACCGAGTCTAGCACTTACAAATTCTACAAGTTCTGCGCGAACACTAGCTTCTGCTGATTCTGTTTCTGATGCGTCACTTCCAACGCTCAGATCAACGGTTTCGTCAGCTTCAACTTCTTCTAAAGCTGATTCAGCTTCTTCAAGTTCGTCTGATTCTGAAGCCTTTTCTTTCTCTTCTTTCTTCTTTTCTAAAGCTTCTTTAAGAGCTGGTGGCATCTTTGCCTCAGCATCTTCTTCAGCCTGTGCAGGCTTCATAGTAGCCAGAAGTGAAGTCATAGATTCAAATGCTTCGTCATCAAGACTTTCAAATTTCTCAACAGCAGCGGAAGCAGCGTCGTCATCGAGACCCGCTTCAACCAAATTGGCTTTTCTCTTCATAAGCATATCTTTTCTGGCCTGTTCTTCTTCCTTCATCTTGTAACCAGCGATAACTTCGTTGGCTTCTTCAAGAGAGGTTTGAGCGGCCTTAAGAGCTTCTTCGAGTTCTGCTTTGCTTGCTAATATTTCTTCAAGCTCAGCTTTTGATTTGTCTTCTTTGTTTTTCATCTCAGCCATTAATTCTTTCTTGGATTTAACTTCTTCTTCCATCTTCATGGCAAGAGTTTCTAACTCCTCAGACTTGGCTTCGAGCATTTCTTCTTTTTCTTTCATAGCTGCCTCTAGGGTTTGGTTGGTTTTCTCTAGTTCAGAAGCTAACGTTTTTGCTTCCTCTGTTTGGTCACAACTAGCTGCAACAGTGTCTAACTTATCACTAATTTCTGCAACTTGTTTTTCGATATTTTCACTCATAATGATATTCTCCGTGTCTTCGCTAGTTATGGGCTTATTATGTACTACACCTGAATTTGATAAATTGTCATTTTTTTTATCCAATAAATCCTCAATTAATTGTCTTTGAAATATTATACTATCCGGATTAGCTGGTTTGTCAACAAAACCTTTACCACTAAATGTAATATTTCTTAAAACTCTACCAATTTTATAATCTTCTTGTTCACCTCGTCCTCCGTAAGCTCTAAGATATTTTGATAAGTAGGCTGTCTCTTCGTTACGAGCTAAAACTTTATATTCACCTGTAATTTTATTTGTTAAGCCGTAATCAAAACCTTTGAAATAACACTCCATACTAACGTATTTTGTGCCATTTTCAATCTCAGCAATCAATCTTTCTGCTCTTTCTTTGAGTTCTGGTGTGCTATAGGCTCTGTAAATAACAGATCCTGTAACAATATGAAATTTTTCTGGTAGATCATCCAAGCTGGTTTCATCAGCAATAGTTTTACCTTCTAAATCAATTGGCCAATTTGATGTGATATGACCAATAATTGTATTTTCATCATGTTCTAAATTAGTAGGCTTATCTTCTGGGGTCGCTCTTGCTGCCCAAACTTCTGCCTTATCAAATACATCGTCATTTCTGTTCCATGACGAACTTACTAAAATAGACTGTACATAATATAAATCCGCGTCACTAATGGATGCAGCTACTTTAGTTTTTAATTGTTTATTTTGTGTAATATCACATGGTTCTACAATTGAAGCATATGTAATGCTATTAGAGGCAGATATTTTACCTGCTAAACCATCATCGCTTTCTTGAGGATATATGATCATTTAGTTATACCTTTATCGTTCAAAGTGCAATAAAAACTAGATTTAGCCTGCTTTTGATCATCAACAGACAAATCTCTATTTAATTGTGAAGCCAACTGTCTTAACCATACACTATAAGCGGTCAACTGTGTATAATTTAAGTCGTTTAATTTTTCTGTAATAGTTTCGGAATTTATTATGCAGAATGGTTTGATATTGAAAAGAATACTACTCTTGACGTTTTCGAGTTCTTTAAGTTGATCATTAGATAAACTTCTGAGATTATTTTTTCCAAAGAAATCAAGTAATATTGGATTGATAATTTCGCTTATCTTTCCCTGAGCTTCGGTAGCCCATAGCTGCAATGATGCTCCTGTCTGGGGCGAGAACGTTCGTTCTTTTCGTTTCTCTGTATCTTTTGATAATTTGGGTCGTCCTTGCTGCGGTTCTCCAGGCAAAGATTCTGGCGAATCTTTTGCCAACTTTGTTGGTTTTGGCTTTTGCCGCATTTCGAGTGAACTTTTCTCTCCTTCTTTCTTAGGATCAAGTTCCAATCCAACTTCGCTCGGGGAAGCAACTCCGCTTTGTAAAGCGATTTTCTTAAGAGCGTTTTCGGGTTCGGGATCATGATATGGACTAGCTTTACCAACCATTCTATCCTTCTTTCTGTCTCTATCTTCTCTGTTTAGTCTAGTCTTCTCCATTTCTGGATCAAAACCGAATCTTGTCTGCAATAGCTCATCAGAAACAATATTTCTATCTGCTAATTGAATTAATAAAGCTTTTTCAGATTCTTCGTTTGATAAATCCATTCGATCAAATTCTACCTTAGCAGGTGCTCTGAAGCCCATAGCTTTCTGTACTAATCCTATCTCTCTTTCCCAAAATTCTGTCAACATATCTCTACCATATTGTAATCTTTGTGTCAAAGTTTTGAGACTGATAAAGTTATTAGTAGTACCAGCAGCCCCGTAGGTTCCAGTAAGAGTAGGAGGAATTCCTAAGCCAGCATATACTGAATTTAAGTGTGGCGTATATTTTGCCTCTCCTAAAAATTGATGTACATTAGTTCTTGACTCTAGTAATTCGATATCTGGACCCCAAACCAAATCCATTGTACCTCCACCAACATTATTACCAAGTATATTAGCGAGCTTTGCTGCTGCTGCTTTTGTTGGAGCAATTTTGTGCTCTAGGCTACCTAGCTTGAATATTCTAATATTAGAAATAGCACCATCTAATGCTGCCATATCTGCTAACTTCAATTTTTCAATTACAGTAATATCATCCATAATAGAATAGATCATAGGGAAAGCCCATCTTTGCCAATCATCCTTCTTATAATGATAAACCATGGTTTTTTGTGGATCTAATGGATATGCTTTTCTAGTAGCCGCTGCTTCTAAAATAGCGTCAGGTAATTGAGCTATTACATCTTTTTCTGCTTGATTTTTGGGAGCGTTAATTAATTTACGTAAAGTAGCAGGTATGGTTAATTCATATCTTTTATCACTTACAAACGAAGCTAAAGAACCCGCACATACTTCTACATAAACAGGATCTATAAAAGTATATCTCCAAGGAATCTCTCTTTTTTCTACTTGCACACTCTCTAGATCGGTAATAATTAAATCTGGAGAAGCAACACTTTTGTATAACTTATCTGCAACTTTTAAACTTAGTTTACCTGTTTGTCTATTGATTACAACATTACCACTCTTGTAAAGATTATTTAGAAATCTTTCACTTCTTTCTTTACCTTTACATTTTTTAAACCACCTTCTGTAGAATCTCTCAATACGTTTATTTTTATGAACTAATCTAATACCCTGTGCGCCAAAATCCCCCATTAAATCAACCACGTTTTTAACGAGGCCAACTCTTTGATAAATATCCTCTGCCCTTTTCATTACTCCTTTAATTTTACGTGGAACTGCTTCGTCTGGTCTGAAGAAATCATAGTCAGTTCGGGTTAATCCTGGTTTACCCGATGTATTAGTAGATAGGTTAGAATAATCTAATCCGTGTCTACGCATAGCTGTAGTATGATCTATACCAACGTACTCTTCCATAGATTCTGAAGATTTGGTTAAAGCTTCTTTTTTAGAAGCTAAATCATCTCCCCATGCTACGTAAGCCTCTTCTCCTACTAAAGATTGGTCCTGTATGGCGTCACTTTTAGGGTATTTTTTTGTCATAGTTTACCGTTTCAATTGTAATAGTATTGCAATTCCATTAACTTATTATACACTTTTTATTTATAGATACCAGTATAAAAATCATCATTCGCTCCTCCTGTGAACCAATCTGGGCCTTTGTACATATCTCCCTCTTGATTCACTATCTCTGTGCGATTTCCTCCAATAACATCGTAATCCGGTCTAGCGAGTTGTTGTCTAGTTTGTCTAGCTAACATATTAGCTATTACCAAGGAGCTATATCTGTCTTTTCTTAATCGACCCTTTTTACCTGTTTGCAACTTGACCTCAGGTGTATCCCATTTGTCTCTTGCTCCTGATCCTGTACTAGTCTGTGTCATAACAATAGTAGTTAGTTCGTTCTTAAGATCTTCTATTTCTAAAATACATTCACTCAAACTATCATATAGTGGACTTAAATCTGTCTTCAATATATCTTTACCTTCTTCATCTAATGCTAAACCTAAAGTTAGCTGATCGAATCTTGGAAATAACAAAACTCTATCTTCAAAATCTTTTCTTAGTCCGTGATTAGCCTGTGCTGTCCAATCTGCCTTTGCAAATTGAACCATATCTAAAATATGTAATCCCTGCTGTGAATCTGTATCTTTGCTTTTATCATAGTTAATTACTGGCCATATCAATTGTTCATTAGGTTCCAAATTCTTTGGGTCATGTAAAGCCTCTTCAATAGCGATACCACCACCCTGAGCATCCATACCAATTACCTTTGGAGGAAATGTCCTCATAAGATTTCTAATCTTCCTTGCACAAAAACCATAAAAATCATGTTCATTAGTAAGACCTGATTTCTGTCTCTCTTTAAAATTGCTTCTATTGGTAGTCCAACAATATACAATTCTAGAATGATCAGGATGCAATTCCAAAATAACTATACTGAAATTGTCTTTTTCCGATGCTGGATCAATACCATATACATATTGATTATGAATATTACCTTGAGTAGTAGCATCAAACAATATAGTTTTATCTCCAATAATAATAGGATCACTTTCATTAGCCACACATGCTTCCAACATGCTCCTCTTAAAAAATCCATCGCTGTCTTTTGTAAAACATGCAGCATATTCCATATTATAAATACCAGTATGAATTGTAGCTTTAGCTCTAGCTACCTGCTTATCATCCATAAAACCTTTAGGAATTAACTCGTAAGGTATTCTAATAATGCTATAATCCTGCCAATTAAAATTATCTGGAACCTCACCCTTGAAAAGATCCTCTAACTTCTGCTTATCACCTTTGCTTTCAATAATAGATTTGTATCTTCTCCAGTACTGAGCAAAATGTTTAAAACTATAATCAGCAGTTCCTGATATAATAGCTTGATTTCCCATCTTAGTATCTAATGCTTCTAACTGTTCATTCCATATCCCAGCTTCTGTCATAGCTTTTTTCTTCGCTGCTTCTTTTACATTTTCAATAGGACTAGCAGAGACAGCAGCAAAACCTGCAACAACTGTTTCATATATGTCTGGTGATATTGATGCGAATTCGTCAGCGATAATAATATGTGCTCTGAGTCCTCTAATCTTGGAGCCATCTCCCATTGGAACTGCAATTGTCCAACTGTCACCAAGTCGTATCGTACACCTATCTACATCTCTTCTCGGCCCATCTTCATTCCCAGAAAAAATGCTTCTAAGGATCGGACTGTTCCTCCACATAGTTTCCATATATTCAAATATAATTTTACTCTGTCTAAATGCAGCACCTACAATTACAATCTTAGTGCCAGGATAGAAGGTACATCTTAAGACGGCATACAAAGCCAAAAGAAACGATTTACCCCAACCACGAGAAGCTATATACATAGGGAATGGTCTGTTCCAAAATTCCTGTAGTATAACACATTGCATAGGATGCAACTCTATGTTAAATAATAATTTACAAGTTGCCCCTACATACTTTGGGTCACGTAGTAATTTCATAAGGTGTAGATCTGGGTTTTCGATCTCGGTCTCGGTCCTATGAATCATTGGATTCGTAGGTACTTGGATTTTTGACAGATCCCCCAGACCTAGCCATGCATCATCAAATATCTGTTTTGGGTTGTCCGTGGTACTCATAAATTTTTCTCATGATTGCTAATGCTTCTTTTTCTGCATTTGCAGCATTGCCACAAAAAACAATTTTAACATTATGTAGTATTTGTAATTCATTAATATGTTTAAGAATAAACTTAGGACTAATCCTTAATTTACTCCACATCCTTTTAGGTACTGTAGATCCCACAGGATACTTTAGTACATCTTCTAGATCGAATTCAAATAATAAAAAAGGATACTTAAATTGAGACAATCTTTCTACAACGTCCTTGAATCTTTTTTCCGTAATATTATTTGCAAACTCACTTACATTTCCTTTCCTTTCGATACAAAATAAATCTTCGAGTCCTCTCAAAGAATAGTCTCCTGTATCTAATTTAGCTACGGTCTGTTCCATTTTATCAAATGTCCACGGATGTTGTTCTCTAGTATCTACTATAATATGAAAGTTACTGAAGTCTATCATTGGCTAATATCTTTAAAAAAGTGGATGCGTATAATTCTTCCTGACCTTTAATTAAATTGTGGTGATATCTGCAAAGCGTAATTCCGTTAGCCACCTCAAATCTCAACCCAGGATAATGTGCCCAGGTTTTAATATGATGAGCATTCAACTTTTTCTTAATTTTACAATTTGGCCATCTGCAACAATAGTGATCTCTTCTATATACAGCTTGTCGCCATTTTTTATATTGAGGATCACCATAGTTTCTAAACATCGTTTTTCACCATGTCCTGTACTAAATCAATAAAACTCATTTGAGGTTCCCATCCTAGTTTTTCCTTAGCTAGACTAGGATCCCCACACAAATACTCTACCTCTGCTGGACGAAATAAATCCGGGTCAATTTCTACATGATCTTTTACACTTAAATTTGCTCCTTTAAATGCCATTTCTAAAAATTCTTTTACGCTATGTGTTTCTCCGGTAGCAATTACAAAGTCTTGTGGTTGTTCCTGCTGAAGCATCATCCACATAGCCCGCACATAATCCTTAGCATGACCCCAATCTCGATGAGCATCCAAGTTCCCCAGCTTCAATTTATCTGTTCTTTCTTTTCTGATTAATTCCCCAATATACTTAGTGATTTTTCTAGTTACAAAATTCTCGCCTCTTCTAGCGCTTTCATGATTAAACAATATCCCACAACAAGCGAAAAGGCTATAAGCAGATCTATAAATCTCCACCATATTATGAGAAGCCAGCTTTGCAACCCCGTAAGGACTTTGCGGTAGCATTTCTGTTTTTTCATTTTGATATTTTCTACCGTTTTTCTCGCTTGAGTAATTTCGCCCAAACATCTCGCTTGTGCTTGCTTGATATAGCTTGGTATGAGGAGAGTGATGACGTATAGCCTCCAATATATTGGTTACACCTATAGTATTTATTTCAAACGTGGTTGAAGGTTGCTTGAAACTAGTTCCAACATGAGATTGTGCAGCAAGATTGTAAAACTCATCTGGTTGGTATTTATTAACTGTTTGAGTAACTCCACTAGGATCAGTAAGATCAAATTCAGTTAGTTTATATCGGGGATTTGAGAGTAGGTGATTAATACGATTTAGATTATTTGTACTGGATCTTCTATGACATCCTATTACGTTATATTCTTTCTCTAATAATAGTTCTGATAGATATGAGCCATCTTGTCCGGTTATTCCTGTTATAATGGCAGTTTTCATATATTATTCCTTATCCTTTTCTACTATGGTTTCTGGAGTTAATAATGGGCTGTCTACAGTATCATCAGCATAATTATGGTATTCTGCTAGTAGTTTTTTATTTTTATCTACAGCCATAGCCATAATTTCCATTTCTCGTCCTTCCTTTTCTCTAATCTCTTCGTCTTCTAACATACGAATCAATCCGATCCAACTGCTTTTACCATCCTCGATACGTTTAATACGTTGTTCTCTGGTGGCTTTTAAATCTTTACTTATCTTCTGTTGTTCATTTAATAGTTTAGTATATTCGTTTGTATAGTTAGCTATGCTATTACGAGCAAATGAGAGTTGGGTTTCCAGATTGGCAAGTTTAGCAGCATCACGGGCATCTTCTGGTAATTTATATTCATTATCTACTTCTTCTTGTAATTTTTCAGTGTCAGATATGTGGCGTTTTCTTTCTTTCATAGATCTGTTGATAAGAATGTCTATGGTTATAAATTGTTTGATTTGTAGTTCTTCTGCAGGTAGTACGTCTTCTCTAAATTGTTTTACTAGACCTATCCATGTGTCTTCAAAGTATTGTAGTTCTCCTGTGGATTTGTCGAACTGTTTTGTAATTTCTATCCAAAAGGTCTTTGCATGTAGTTTTTGTCGTAATGTTGTATCATTCTCTTGTTCATCTTTAGATTTAAGTCCAATTTTAGATTCACTGATATATCGTTCTACTGGTTTAATTGTTCTATTTAAATTGTCTGCAATTTGTTGTACAGGTAGAATGGCTACATGATCTCTGATATATTGTTCTTCTTCTAAACTTAGTTGTCCACGTTTTCTTGGCGGGGTTTTAGATTTCATAATTATGTTCTTTGAGGATTTCTTTAATACATTCTAATAACTTGTTAAGGTCGGTTTTATATACCTTATCACCATATCGTAATTTTAAATATGCTGGTCTATGTTGTGCTGGTATGTTCTCATCTAGTATTTTAAGGATTTGTTCGTTGGATACAATTTCTAATATAGATTGTTCTGAGGATAGTCTGGATATCGAAACATTTTGAGATTGTAGATCTTCTATACCTACTGGTTTCATAATGTTCTTTTTATTGGTATTACGGTTATTCCATGTATTATATTCTTGGCAGTTAGTTTTGTCAGTATACTCTTCACATTGGTTTGTAGAAGTTTTGCAGTGGGGATCATAGAATATACAAGATAGACAAGGTTTGTCGGGACGTTGATAATTATCACGTTTATAGTTAAATAGTCTGTTTCTTACGTGGGTCCAAAGAAAGTTTTCTAGTGGACGTTTATTATCATATTTATTTAATCCTTCAAGAGCAAAAATTGCTGCTTGTTGTTTCATGTCCTCGTAGCTATGGTATCCGAATTTAAATTTATGTCCAAGTCTTTTACTAATGTTATCTAATACTAATAAAAATTCTTGTTCGTCCACACCATTAGGTAGAGTCGATTTCTTTTTCTTCGTTGTTTTCTTCTTCGTCGCTTTTTTCTTGGTCATGTAATAAGCTTGCTATGCTTTTCCCGTCTGGTTTGTTTAGATCTTCTGTGACATCCAGTGCTCCAGAAGCTTTAGTTTCCAAAACAGAATTTACATTCGTAACTTTATTCATAATAAATTCCTTGCCTCGATTTAAAATTGTACTACTATAATACTATAAATACACGATTTGTCAACTTTAAGGCATAAATTATGAAAAAGTACAAGAAATGGAGCAGTGAAGAGTTGTGTTATATCTCTGAAAACTGCAACAAAATGAAGGATAAGGAATTGGCAACTTTGTTAACTGAGAAATGTAATGTTGAAATAACGGTAGATATGATCAGGAGACAAAGACGCAAATTACAGATACGAAAGAAACAGGGACGTCATAAAAACCAGCAAAAAGAGACTAGTAGTGTGGAGACAGGGAATGTAGGGTCTACTACTATAGTTTAGGTAATACATATAAAATTATCACTTCTTACTTTTTTTGCATCCCCCCGCGTTTTTGAGACACGATCTCAATACCTATGTAAAATGAAAAAACCCCCATATTGAGGGGAAAGCTATAAAAACATATTCTAAAATGTGATTTTACATATATTTTCTAATATTGAGACAATTATTGTACAATCTACTGTACATGCTTATACCGTGTAGCATTTTGCATTGCATTTTGCAATTATTGTAGCATTTTGCATATCGTGTTTCATAATGAGAATACGAATAACCCTATAAAACAAGTATAAAAATTTTTTTTAGTTTTGGCACGCCGATTGCATATTTATATAAACATGAAAAGCAATAAAAAATTATCACTTGACAGATTCAAGAAAATAGTTTCTAATGCCGATATAAGAAATAACACTACTTTGAAAGGAAATGAAATGAAAATTCAATTAGCACAATCTACAATCCTCAATACCGATCTTCGCGTTATCGACATTCACAGCCGCCAAGTTGTGGTTCGTTGGTCGACTCAAAAGGTTATCGGGTTCGCCGATAATGGCGGTTTTTCACAAGACCCGCTACGTGTCCGGTATTTTCAAAATCTACTTGATATGTATAATATCGACGGAGTTTGGCACGCTTGACGTAGACCGGCCGATAGTGTAGACTTTTGACATTCACCACCACCACCACCACCACGAGAAAAATTATGAGACGCAAACAACCGATTCCCGCCGCCCTACGATTGCAAGTGATCGACCGTGACAATGGCCGCTGCCGTGCTTGTGGTATCGGCGACCGTGACGCCCTACAAGCCGATCATATCAAGCCAGAATCGAAGGGTGGTAAAACTACTCTCGACAATCTGCAAGCCTTGTGCGGTGTCTGCAATAATCGCAAACAAAATACCGTGGTCGAGTTGGACATCCGCCCCGCTGTCGAGGGGTTCGGTGATTATGCTGAGGTAATGCAAGCCCGAACGGAATTCCTCGAAACACTTGCAAACGTCCGACAATCTGAAGTCCGACGATTAGAGGGTCTGGTCAAGGCATGGCGGGAAGCCAATGTCCGGGGTTGCATCATCCGCAATCGCCTAGAAAAGATGGTCGACAAACGCAAGGTCGAAAAAATCCTACGATCCACCCGATAGAGGGGTTGACAAAATTAAAGTTTTTAGTTTATAATGCCGATATAACAAATAACACGAAAGGAATTAAAAATGAAAGTATTTGATAAAAAACAAGTTGAGGAATTATTTCAAGTCGTCACAATGTACATCACAGATTGCTGTGGTGAATATGTTTCAGATGATAGTTCAGACATCTGCCCAGCATGTGGCGAACATACCGAAATCATCACAGAAGAATATGAGGTGACTAAATGACAGATCGAGAATATTACAACTGCGTGTTTCCTGTAAGTCGGCCTAACGTATGGGTCGTGTATGATGCACAAAATGGAAACAAGATTGGCGAAGTTGGTGCTATGTCAGAAAACGAGGCTAGACAGAAGGTAGCCCAGCATGTTATGATACCGTTCACCCTGTCACATATTGAGGAGTAGTAAATTGAAAACTTGCAAAGTAAATCCACTGAAACTAAATGAGACACGATTCCTAGCAGACGTTCACAATAAGGAGGGTCGATATGTTAAACGCTACTTTTTTAGCAACGGACTTGGCGCTAGTGTCGTCTGTCATGATGGTAGCTATGGTGGTCATTCAGGCTTTTTTGAGTTGGCGGTTATGAAGTATAAGCTCGGGACAGACCCGGAACTAACAAGCAAGCTCATTTACGACACACAAATAAATAAAGATCTTGGCTGCGTAGATGTTCTTGCATGGCTTGACTTTCATGACGTAGCTGCTAAACTTATACAGATTCGTAACTATAACACTGGGGAGTACGCTATCAATGAATGAACTTATAGAACAAAACCTTTACGATATACTTGACAAGTATGATACAGCGAAGGTAAAACTATACTACCTTGCTTGTGCGGAAACAGGCGATGAGTACGGAATGAAAGTAGCAAACCACATTTTATATTGCAGGGGAGAAGAGACTTATGTATAACACAGAAAAGCTAATGAGAAAATATCCTATGCTATCGGCTGCTTGGGATGAATGCACACAAATATGGGAAGGTATTGAGCAGAATGGAACGGTTCACAAATTCAATCGTAGAGTTTTACTATCTAATGGTATGGAAAGTAAATCAGGCCGTAAGGTGGATGATAGGTATCTTAGCAGTAATGATAAGATGATTAATCCTGTAGGTAAGCCGGGGAGTGATGAAAGATTAGAGGCATTACGTTTACATTACGAGACAACCAACGAAGAATCACCATTTGGGACGTAAACCCTTACCAGTAAACGACTTACGGCAACCGAGCCCGCAGCGAAGGGTGGTGTACATATGTACCACCTAACCCACAGGGCTGGATAATATGGATACAGCCAGCGAGAAAAGCCGGAAATTTTTCTGTTTTTTATTCAAGATATCCACCTGGACAAACCGATATCATATATATAGGAAACAATACCACACGGAGAAAAATGATGTTGACAATCGCCACACTATTGAGTATGTTTGTAGGATTCGAGGGATATGATAATGGCAAAGTTTACTTTGGAGTTTATACCCCTCAATGTGAGTATGGTTATGTGATCACGCCGGAGGAAATTTACTTGGACACAATTTTTGAAAAAAACTAAATTTTTCACTTGACAACGCCGATAATGTATGTATACTTGGAATATAACACTTAACCTTGGAGACTTGATTATGACACCGCAAGAAAACATTTATCGTTCAGATGAAGACGTTGTTGATGGGCTTGACATTCGTGACATGATGGAGGATGATCAGTACGAACATGCCTTCTATGATGATGTTGATGACGGACAGCCTGATCTTGAGCAGGAATGTGACGACCTGTACGGATACGGGCCGGAATGGGATTGCTACCACGATTGTATTGACTATCCAGAGGATTGGGGGTAAAATATGGACATGCCATACTATTTTGACGAATTTGCGACTGAAGATATACAGATGTGGGTGCGTGAGGCAGGCAAGGAAATTCCACGGGCAAAGTTGAGAGGAGACTTGGACGATGTAAAAAATTGGGAAAATATTGTTCGATCAGGTTCTAAGGAATTACTACGACGATGGAGGGACGGAGAATGAATAACGCTATGGATCCAAATTTCAGATATTACGACTGTTCAAATATTGTCAATGAAATTACTGGCGAAGAGGAAAACAATTTGTCGATAATGGTAGCAGTGCCTAAGATTGATCTTAGTACAGCAGAGAATAGACAGGAAAATCTAGCGGCCATTTCAGGTATTGTAGAGGAGCAATACGGTGGCGGTGTCGAAAGTTTTACTTGTGAGGAGTATACAGGATGAGTTTTTTAGAATTAGATTTTGCTAGTGTTGTAATCGGTTACGCTATTGGTGTCGCTCTAATGTGGAGCATACACACACTTTTATTTGAGGAGGAACTTGATGAATCGACGACAAAGAGACACGATGAAGCTGTTAGGAATAGCCCTTATTCTTGGAATTATCCTTACGATAGCTCTACATCTAACTGAAGGGGCGGCGGCTCCACCTAACTTTTTATAAATCCGCGTAACTCGTTGCTGTATAAGGACTTACGGCAACGGGGCGGGCTCAAAATTTTTTTTATTTTTTCTATTGACAGCTAAAGTTTTGCATGGTAAAATGTCGATATAACACTTAGGAGGAAACAATATGACACACGCAGAAGCAACCGCATTAGTTTTGGGAAAGAATAACAGAATGCAACGCAAGGTAGCCAACAATACCACCGCAAGAATCAAGCCGGATGGTAGCGTAGCTTTCATGCTGTACAGTACAGACGTTGTGACTATTCACGATGACGATAGCGTAACGCTAAGGCATGGTGGACACAAAACAGACACAACAAAAAACAGAATCAATCGTTTCAGTCCTTTTTATGTACGCCAAAAAAATTGGGAATGGTATGTAAATGGGATTGCAGCTTTTGAGGATGGAATGACGATTAAGAATTATAAGTCTTGACACGGTGTCAAGTCTATGGTAGAATGTTAGTATGGTTTTTTCACACTTTGGAGTTTTTATTATGGATAACGTGTTTATTTCTCTGAGCATTATTGTTGTATCGGCTACAGCGTTGGTAATGTTCGGTATCTATTCTGTTTACGGTGGTCGTGCTGCTAGTCTATGCGAAGCAAAGCCGGGGCAGGTTTACAATTTCGAGTACATGCAGCCATTGAATGGTGAAAGCAAGCGTGTACTGGCAAGAGTCATCGAGAAGCCGCACAGGTTTTCCGATGCTAACCTTCGCAGTATGAATGCTAGGTCTTCTTATCGTAAGAATGATCCGACATTCAAACGAACTAATCACATCGTGACATGTGAAACGCACGATGGTGAAATTCGACAGTTCTACTGTGAACGTGTCAAGAATTGCCGCAAGCCGCTGTTTGGTACGCTTGTGGCGTAACGCTCTCTTCGTGGTGTGTGTGAACCGGCCTAAGTTGTTGCCTAGCAATGACTTAGGTTCGGTCATGCCCGCACGATTTCCGTAAGTGCTTGCCAGCTATAGACTTACGACGATTTGTCCTACCCAAACCAACCCGTTGGATTATATGGATACAGCCAGCCAAAAAAGCGCAAAATTTTCTCAAGATTATTGTTGACACAGGACGATAATAGGGTATACTAAGGTGAAACACTAACGGAGGCAGTTATGAAATTCTCAGCAGCAAATACTAAGCTCAAAAAATTATACAAACTCGCAACAACAATTCTCAAGCGGTGGTTGGGTCAGAAAATTGGACGGTCTACTCCCAAAGTTTATTCTTTCGATATTTTATCGGGGGTAGACTGTCCTTTTGCTTTCAACTGCAAGTCTCAGGCCGAAGAACAGGCAGACGGTAGTCGCAGAATCAAGGACGGGCCAGATACAAAATTCCGTTGTTTTTCTGCTAGTCAAGAAGTATTGTTCACTAATACATATCTCAGCCGCAAGCGTAATCACGACGCTATTCACGCACTAGCAACGTCCGACGATATGGCAGACGCATTGTGTGCAGCATTACCCAAGGATGCCAGAGTCGTTCGTATTCATGTGTCTGGCGATATGTTCAGTCACAAGTATTTCATGGCATGGATCAAAGTCGCAGAGCGTAATCAAGATGTTTTATTCTATGCTTACACTAAGTCTCTGACGTATTGGGTTCGTAGTCGTGACCTTGTGCCGACTAATCTTGTTCTGACTGCATCATACGGTGGTCGTGACGATCATCTGATTGCAGAGCATGGTCTGCGATCTGCTAAGGTTGTTTTCAGCAGACAAGAAGCCGCCGATCTTGGTCTGGAAATCGACAACGACGATAGTCATGCTTGCGATCCGACAAAAGCAAATCAGGATTTTGCTCTGCTGATTCACGGCGTTCAACCCAAGGGCAGCAAAGCAGCGGAAGCCTTGAAGATTCTCAAAAAAGAGGAGGTAGCAGCATGAAAGCCTACGTAGCATCTGGTAATTTTAGGAAAGTAATAAATTCGGATCTTGGCAAAAAAGATATAA